CTGCACCGGGTACTCTGTGCCTTGTGCTGCCACCCTACCTTCACTGACCAGTGGGGTGGGCAGGAGTGTGGTTGTGGCAAGATCAGCCACGACTAGGCAATAGGCTAACCAACAAAGGAGAACACAACATGGGATCGTGGAAAGTTGAAGTCATCTCTGACAACAGCGGCAAGTGGGCAGGCAATGGGATGCGGTACAGCACTGAGGATGCCGCACGTGAAGCAGGCCAATCACTGGCATCGCGATGGACACTGGTGCAACAGTGGCGGGTGGTGCCAAGTGATGACGCGCCGAACGACTAGTAGACAGTAGCAAGGTAGACAAAGGAGAACCAATCACATGACAAAACAGAGAACCAATCAACGCGCCTGTCGCATATGTCGCAGGGGCAAGGCATTGCAGGGCGTGAGATGCAACGCCTGTCAACAACGTCTCAATGATGCCATCACCAAGGCACTGGAGGTACGTCGCAATGGCTAGCCAGTACAGTGCGGAAGAGACGATCATCAACATGCTGCCCCGCTTGACCAGCCCCGCCCAGTTTGCGGCAATCATCCAGGCGGCATGGCCCAAGCCGTACTTTGGTGCCATCCCCTACATCCAGGCCATGGCCTACCTCGATACCATCGCCAGTTACTATGGCCTGGATGATGGGCGCGACATCGTCAACCGCTTCCTGGCCAATGCCCAGACATGGCGTGGACCACTGGCCAAGGCAGTGAAGGCACGGCTCAACCAGTTACTACGCCACCCAGTATCGAGCATGGACTAGATCATGGCATCGCATCTCTACTGGGTAACGGTCGAGGGTATGGGCATGGTGCATCGTGGACGGGATGAGGCCAGGGCCAAGAAGATATTCAACGAGTACCGCACCTACTCAAGACAAGAGTCTAGCTCACTCGCTGGGCTGGATGTGACATTGGTGAAGGATGGCGTGGAGGTGGAGACCCACTTCGCCCCCCGTCCATACCCCAAGGGGAGTGCAGGGGACGACAGCATACAGTAACATGGGCTGAGCACCGACCACGTGGATAGTGGATAGTTAGTAACCAACTACTGTCACCTATCCACACTGGTGGAGGTTCGACTATGGCTAGACTAACGCAAGCAGACTTACTGCACCAGTGGTGTAACCGGGGGGTAACTGAGCATCAACACTCGGGTAACCTTGCCATCACCACCAACGGCAGGGTAATGACCTACGATGGCACAGTGGTAGGCGTGCATCTCAACATAGGCGGGGTACTAATCACACTCTATGCCGACTATGTGGACACCCCATCCCGCTCCCGTGTCTCACCCCACTGGATACCAGGGGAGATACGGCGCGGCATGCCCACTGACCAGCATCATGCGGTGCGGGTATCCAAGCATGTCCTGGGGTACCAGTTGTACTGGCTCAATGGACGGGATGACCATGCATTACTACGCCACCTGGGGTATCGCATGGTGTCGCAATGGGGTGGGCTGGAGCGGGATGATGCCAAGCTGGCACGCATGAAGGGCAGGCGGTACGGCGCAATGGTTGCCCACCAGGGGGAATGCGAGGAACGGGCTGAGACGCTGGCCCGGCTGGACACTCTAACTAATGGCACGGTGGGTGAGTTGGCCACCTATCGCAAGGCCCTGCTCGATTCACGATGGACAGACAGTGAGATGGAGGTGGCCAAGGTCTACAGCGACAAGTGGCAGGAGGTGGACAGTGACCGGGTCCACAGGCATGGGGCATTTGGCCGTGTCTCCTGGGAGGAACAGCAGCGGCGGCGTCGGCAACGTGACATAGAGAGGCAGGCCAAGGAGGAGAAGGACAGTGAGTACTGGACAGCGGATCGCATTGCTGAACTCATCCAGCAGTGGAAGGCCGGGTCCAACAGTGGCCTGTCATACAGCAGTACTGTCCCCCAGTGGGTACTCACCAGTGTCGGTGTGACTACCTATCTACGCATCGTAGGCAACGAGGTCGAGACATCACGTGGCGCACGCATAGGTATACGGGCGGCGGCACGGCTGTTGCAACTGTGTGATGCCACATGGGCAGGCGGGGTGGAGTTGGTCTACGACTATGCCAACCCCGGCCCACAGATTGGACCGTACCAACTGCAATGCATCACCATGGACAAGGTCGTCATAGGATGTCATACTCTGTTACGCACCACCATCAATGAATTTAGACCCGTGTTCATGGAGCACGCGGCCAAGCTACGGCAACGGGATGCGCGGGAAGATGACATCCTCGCCGAGGAACTGCGACCCATACTGGACACAGTGGACGGCGCGGTTAGTCACTAACAACAAAGGAGAACATCACATGGAAAAGACATCACGACGCACCGCCAGTGCCACAATGGCTGACCCCAAGGCCAAGGAGCCGGTGCCCACCGAGGCCAGGGTCATTGCCCCGGATGGCACCATCACTGAGGTGCAACCAGTCAATGGACATGACTTCAAGCTGGAGGAATTGTATACCCATACCCAGTCCACCACCGTCCAGATGATCGACATGCCCGACGGCCGCATCATGTGGATGGATGAGGAAGGGAAGTTGAATGGCAAACCACCAAACCCCACGGCTACTGCACTGGTGGCCAAGTGGCTAATGGCTGGTGATTACATTGCCGGTCATGCCCTGGTGTGTACGAAACGGATGGTGAGATAGGCACCGTCGCACAGCAACCTATTGATTCGCAAGGAGAGATGAACAACATGAAGAACACCGCATCGACATCTAAACTATCCAACTTCCTGGCCGAGCTTAACCTCGTGCTGGCCGGTAGCCACAACCTGCCACTGGACGACGACTGCACTGGTGGCATTGCCATACTGGGCGAGGATGAGAAGTTGGTAGGCACTGTCCCAGAAGGGTTGACACGTGTCCTGTACCTTGTCTCACGGTACTACGATCTCCTCGCCGCCGAACACCACCTCGCCTATCAGTTCACCGCCGATGGCAGCAAAGCGGAGACTGTCGCCCAGTCTATGAGTATCCTGTGTAAGGAACGTGCCGACACCTACCGTGCCATGTTCTGGTGCAGTGTCCACGACACCTACCCCCCAGGTAAGGGATACCAGGGGTTGACACTGAGACAGGGGTGGGCAATCACTGAAACCCCCGAGGAGGATGCGACAACCATTGTGTCCCTACTCAATCTACTCAAGGGTGGAAGGAGGTGATGGGATAGCGGACAACTAGCCAGTCACGAGGTGGTGTACTTGGGTCAACCGCTTGGTACACCACCGCCACCACCAATGATAATGAAACGCAAGGGAGTAAGCATTGTATGGCATTGAAACTAAACAACAAGAGACAACAACAACAACCAATCACCACAGTTAGTAACCAACCACCGGCTGACCGCTCGGCGGAGCTTGAGGGTCGCGACACCAGCAACGACGCCATCTACTGGCAGGCAGAGATGCTCGACAGCTTGACACGGGAGATGCACGCCTCGATCCCCGCCATTACCTCTATCCGCTACGTGGCATTCGGCGCGGATGCACGTGACGAGGAACGTGAGAAGTTGCTCACCCTCATGGACCGGCCGAGGTTACAACTCACAGGCCAACAGCTTGCGGTACTCCGGGAGTTAGTCACTAACCCACGCCACATCATGGTACGTGCACGCGCAGGCACGGGTAAGACTACCATGATCAATGAGTGCATTGCTTGGCTTGTCCTACTGGCACGGGCACGCGGCGCAGTGGCCCCAACGTATAGCGCACTCAGCTATCACCAGCTTGGCATCGAGTTTATGAGAGACAATGGCATCGAGGGGCGTGACATAGGCAGGCTCATCGAACTGGGCAAGAGCAATGCGGGTGGCATCTGGGCAATGCTTGACGCACTGGGTATCAAGGCCAACCCCAACGACGACCAGTTAACCAAGGCACGGGTACGGAAGTTACGTGTCAACCTGCGCCGCCTCCTTGGGTACTGCAAGAACGAGTGGCGCACCCCGACCGACGCCAATGTCAAGGCCCTATGTGACCGCTATGATGTGACACTGGACAACGGCACACTAGACGAGGTGTGTGCTGCACTGCGGGAGTTGCTCGTCATGTCATTGGACCTACGCAAGTGGGGGATCGGCTTTGATGACCAACTCTGGTGGCAAGCGGAGACACGCGCCGAGTTGACCACTGCACCATCACTCGTATTCGTTGATGAGTACCAGGATACCAACCAACCCCAGGCCGAGATGGTGAGGAAGTTAGTACTGGCCGGGGCACGGGTGGTGGTGGTAGGGGACGAGAGACAGGCGATCTTTGGATTCCGCGGAGCCGACACCCGTGCCATGGACAATGGGGAGGTACTGCTACGTGGCACCGATGATAGAGGGTTGACTGTACTGCCACTGACACAGACGAGGCGCTGTTCCGAGATGGTGGTGCGCCTCACCCAGGCGATAGTACCAGACTTCGAATGCCTCCCCGGCACTGCCAAGGGTGGGCTGGGCGTGGTGCAGGACACTGAGCTAATCGCATGGCTGAAACCCGGTGACGTGGTACTCTGCCGCAACAACGCTGACTTGGTTGCACTCGCCTACAGGTTACTGTCTAAGTCAATCCCCTGCATGATCAAGGGGCGGGACATTGGCGATAAGCTATGCGACCTCGTCGATGAGGTCAACGCTGGTGGTGAACTGGGTAGGGTGGAGGAGTTTGGTATATCACTGCGGGATTGGTACATGGCCAAGCGGAAGCCACTGCTCATGGAGGGGGATGATGCCGAGCGACGCCTTGCCACCCTCCAGGACCAGTACGACTGCTTGAACATACTCGCAATGGAAGGCATGGACGCGGGTAAGATCAAGAATACAATACGCTTTGTCTTTGGCGACGGGGCAAGGAATGGGAAGGTAACACTCAGCACTGGCCACAAGTTCAAGGGCTTGGAAGTAGAGACAAGTGATAACAGACTGGTACTGCTACGCCCCGATAGGCTGGGGTTAACTGGCCGTAACCAGGAGGACACCATGCAGGAGAGCAATGTATTGAATGTCATGTTGACACGTGCCAAGGGTGGGCTGTACTTTGTCCCATTCGTTGGCAAGAAGGGCACGATGGTCACCATCCCACGGGTACTGGAGGGCCGGTGGTTGGAACTGATAGCCGAGACAAAGGAGGTGATTGACAATGCCGATTGATTGGAATGAGGACGACTGGCGCAGTGTATGGATGGCGGATGGCTCACACTGGATAGGGTATGCCTATGGTGGGGAGTTTGTCCAGACACGTGATGGACACATCCAGTTGCGCTTCCCCATGTGTGAGGCATGTAACGCACACTGCAAGTCATTGAAAGCAAAGGAGATACTGCATGACATGGGTGGATAGATGGAGGTCCAAGTGGAGGAGGGGGATGTCACTCATCGGTGGTCGCCCAGTCTTTGATGGTGACCTTGTCTACTGGCGGGGTGATCATACATTCCGCCACCGTGGCTGGGTCTATGCCATGCCGGTCCCACCCGGTGACCCCATGTACCGCGCTGGTGTCAATGCCACATTACTATTGCTCCCCACTAGTGGTGACTGTATACTGGTACGGCCATTGGCACTGGATGAGATACACAATGCCGGTGTCGTCTATGGGTTGGTGGTGGAAAGGGAACAACAACAATGACAATCAGCGAGAACTTCGACAGCGAGGAGTTTGCCTGTAGCTGTGGCTGTGGGCAGGGTGCTGGGTGGGCGGACGAGGCGGTGCCCGAGAACCTGTATGACATGGACGACCGCCTCATCGAGGGCCTGCAACTGCTACGTGACAACACGGGGGTGCCGGTAATTATCGTCAGTGGGGCGAGATGTCAAACATCCAACGACGCCATCCCCAATAGTGCGCCGGGATCAAAGCACCTGGAGAATCTGGCGGCGGACATCGCCATGCCGGGGTGGACGATGGCCATGATCTACGACGAGTTGATCAAGATCCCCCAATTCAATCACGGCGGTATTGGCATAGGCCACGGCATCGTACACGTAGACGTTAGTGATGAACGGCGTTGGTCATACGATTGTCACGGCCAACAGTGTGACTTCATCGACCCACGGGGGGAGGACGGCATTGCCAGCACAGCCGACGACCTTGCCTGATGGTTCACCACAATGCGAACACCGGTGGACAATCGACCACCTCAGCGGGGAACGTGAACGTTGTAGTAGTCCCGCCACCCACTACTGCGCGAATTGCGACAAAGCCCTCTGTCTCACCGACGTGCTGGTGTGCGGGGACTTTGGTTTCAATGGTGGTTGCGACGCCAAGTTGGGAGGTCGACCACTGTTGCCCCCGCCTGCGGGGCGGTTGGTGACTAACTGAAATTTTATTTTACATTTTTCAGTTGACACGCCGCGTCAATCGTTGTATATTCAAATAGTGGCGCACGACTTCGCAACCCTCGCTCAACATATAGGAATATCCACTCGCCACCTATACCGCATACTCAATGAGGGTAGTAGACCTAGTGTCGCAGTGCTAGGCAGGTTGGCGGCAGCCATGGATGTAACCATGGATGAACTATTGAACACTATAGACGGCGCGGCAGATGTACAGTTAAGGAAACGTGCTGGCCGTGGCAAGCGACGTAGAGTTAGTAACTAACCAATCAAGGAGAACAGTTAACTCGTATGGCAACCGAACAAGTAGCAGTAACCAAGACACCCAAGGCCCCGCCCGTGGCACCATCCAAGGGCAGCAAGGGTACCACGGTGGACCTCACCGCCACACCCCTGGTCATCACCTCAGCCCAACAGTTGGACGTCAAATCCATTGTCCTGGTTGACAACCCCGGCCGAATGGATGGCGATAACAAGTTGGAGACCCTACGCCATGCCATTGAGCAGGCTGGCCAAGTCCTCAACCCCATCACTATTAGACCTACCACCGAAGATGATGGCGACCTCCACGCTGATGGCAAGTATGCAGTGGTAGATGGCAGACGACGCTTTCGATGCGCCAAGTCCATTGGATTCAAAACTGTACCCGTTGTCTTGTGGAACCCCGGCAAGGGCAAGGAGCGTATCACCAGTGTGCAGGGTGCGATACTTGCCAACCTCGCCAACCGCTCTCTCACTGCCCCTGAAATGTTAAATGCATTCCTGGCCCTGGCTGACGACATGGACTGGGATGTCAAGGTCCCCAAGCTGGGCGAGAAGGGCATTGGGACATGTGGCAAGGACGTCGAGAAGTTGGCCCGTTACACTGAGACATCCAAGGCCACCATCTACAGGACATTACGTCTCGGTCTACTGGACAAGGACATCCTCAAGAAGGTCCACAACAAAGAAGTTGGTGCCGACGCCGCCCGTGACATGGGTGGGCTGGTGCAAAATGGGTACCTCACCGAGGAGCAGGCAACGCTTGTCTTCGAGGAAGCCCTGGACATGAATGCCAAGAAGGCGAAGATCGACAATCGCCGTGACCCCAACGCCCCAGACACCCGTACCCCCGATCAAATACGGCTCGACAACCTGGAACGTAAGCGTAAGAAACTCAAGCGCGCCGCCGCCGCCAAGGCCAACGGGGGTGGTGGTGAGGTTGAGGAAGAGGAGGTCATCGCAGTGTCAAAGGCTGACCTCAAAGTTGCTGCCGCCAAGCTGGAGAAGGAGGGGAAGTTGACCACCAAGGCCAGTGCTGCTGTCGCTGAGGCCAGTGCCAAGGGTGCGGGGATCTCGGCTGATGCCAAGCAGATGGCCATGCGATTGAAACATCTCGATGACGTATGTGAGGATCTCATTAACGATGAAAATCCCCACATCGCCAAGCTGGGTGCGGCTCTCACCAAGTTCATGGAAGGACAACTCCTTGCCCCCGAGTTGGTGAAACAATTCGAGAAGCACTGCCTCCCCGCCACTGAGTAGCCCACAGTAGCCCACAGTAGACAACAGTTCCCCTGGTCATGGCCTACACGTCCCCCCTGGGGACTACAGCGTGGCCAGGGTAACGCCGGGTGGTAGGGACGGCATACTTGCCACCCGGTAGTTAGTGACCAACAACTGGAGAACCAATCATGGCATTACGTTTCCGCCCACACGAATCCCTATCATCCATCACCCGTGTCTTGCGCCAGTACCTCCATCTCCCTGACCCCCAGGTGTTGTATGTCGTACTTGGCACAGTCGCAGGTAACCATCTCCCTGGCCCACCCATCTGGACAATGTTAATCGGTGGCCCCAGTGCCGGTGGCTCGACACTCATCAATGCCTTACTTGGCTACACTGACGAGGAGAGTGGTGAACATCTCGTCACCCCAGTTAGACATACATACGGTCTCGACAGTGTCAAGGGTGAGGCCGCATTCTTATCTGGTACACCCAAGCGGGACAAGGCCAAGGATGCGACAGGTGGTGTACTGAAACAGATCGAACGCGCTGGCGGCAATGGCCTACTGGTCATGAGTGATTTCACCAACATCCTCAACCTCAGGCCAGAACAACTCAACGAGGTGGTGGCCTGCCTGCGTATGATTTATGATGGCAAGTTCTACCGCGCCGTGGGCACTGATGGTGCTCGAATGTTACAGTGGCAGGGCAAGGTTGGGTGTATCACTAAATCCACTGGTGCCATTGAATCCCATCACGGTGTCATGGGTGAGATGGGCCAACGGTTTATTATGTGGAGGTATACGACAACCTGGGGCCACAGTGAGAACCTCAAGGCATTGGCGGTACGTAGTAAACGTGACATGGCTATCGACATTGCCCGCGCCGTAAGTGACCACCTCAATCGCACACTGGACATTGTCGACAAGGGTGATACACCGTTTGAACTGGAGGTGTACGAGAACCAGTGGACAAACTTTGCCGCCCAGTTTATATGCAGAGCACGCAGTATCATCCGCCGCGACAAGTTCAAGAGCGACATTGTCGAGTTCGTCCCACCCCCCGAAGGTCCAATGAGACTATCACAGGAGTTCAAGTCCCTGTTCCTGGGGATGCAGGCCGCTGGCGTGGATGATAGTGATGCCCACCGTGCCTTGAATGCCATGCTATGGGGGTCGATGCAAAGTGTCCGTGGTCTCACATTGCAAGTGATGCTGTCCATCCTGCGTGACAAGGGCGCACCCACCGCGAAACATAGCTTCAACAGTGAGGAGATAGACAAGGGGATGGATGTGCAGTTCGAGGCTATGGGTTACCGCATGACTAGCCCCACGACGATACATCGCACTATGGATGACATTGAACATCTCGGTCTCATACGACGCACTGCCGGGAGACGGGGTAAGAAGTTGGAATGGAAACTTGCCGACGACACCGCCGAGTTGTGCAAGGGATTACGCATACTGTAGAAGGAGAATGGAACCAATGACAATCAATCGAGACGAAGTACCAACAGTGGCAGAGCAAGTGTCCTCGCTGGAGAATGGGTATGCTGACCTGCTGTTGGAGAACAAGGCTCTTGGTGAGTCGATCCAGTTACTAACCAAGCAGGTGCATGAACTGGAGGATCAACAGGCGATCACGCGGCAGGCATACCAGAACCTACTGGCTGAGAAGGATGGCACTATCGCTGGGCTGGACGCCATTGTCGCCGAGAAGAACGCAGAGATCAAAGCCTGTCATGAGACGATCAGGCACAGCAACGAGACGATCAAGGGATTAGACGCGGCACTGGCCCAGGCGCGGGAATGCAATGCTCGGCTCGACCACCAGTTGGAACAGCAGGGTCGCCGCACGGCCACCAGTGTACGCATCGAGGGGTGGGATAAGCAGGACAACATGGTGAGGGCGAACAGCAGTACCTGCGACTGTGACCACCCAGGCCCGTTCGACAGCAACAACCACTGCGTCAAGTGTGGGCGCAAGTACAACGCACCCAACCCTGGCCTCAAGTTTGGCGAGATCCAATTGGCCAAGCGCATCTACCATAACATCCACTACCCGGCGATACGGGCATTGCTTGGGTACGAGACGTGCCGCATACTGGACATCGTGCTGGACCTGGACCAGCCGGGGGTTAGTGACTAACCATGACCATCACATTCCACGAGAAGGGCAAGGACCCTATCACCCAGCCGTACACCATTGACGTCATGATTGCCATGGGTACCATCAACGAGGACAACGACTCACCCGGCGTACTCATGGCCATGCCGGATGGCGAGTGGCAACTCACTGTGTCCAACCATAGTGAGGTGTACCTTGGGACGATCACTGTCGACGACGAGAGGGGTACATAGCCTATGCCACTACTTACCCCATCTAAACTGGATCTCCCGCAGTTCGACAGTTGGCGGGACCAGCAACCCGGTGCCATTGTCGAACTCATCGAAGCCCTCACCCCACTAGACGATGGTGGTGGGGGCTATGATACTGCGGTACTACCCGACCAAGCAGGGTTTGGTAAATCTGGCGTCTACCTGGGCCTGTCCCAACTAATGCGCCGCAGCGGTAGTGTACGCCGCACCATCATCATGACGCAATCCCGTGGCCTACAGGACCAGGTGGGCCGCGATGCGACATTTAGCCAGGACATGAAGGGCAGGGCAAATTATCCCTGTAAGTACAGCGGGTCGCGCACCAAGTTCCTCACCTGCAAGACTGGGCCAGATCATGGGTGTGACGTAGGTGATACGTGTACCTACAACAATCGCAAGAACATCTGTGCCAACCACCACACGGTAGTCACTAACTATGCCTGCCGCCTATCGATGTCACTGTATCCAAATGCTAAGGGTCTTGGTGACTTCGATCTCAATGTATTAGATGAGGCCCACTTAGTCCCAGATGAAATCACCCGTGCCCTAGCTGTCGAGCTGGATGGTGGCGAACAGGCCAGGGTACTGAATGACATAGACATGCCCACCCCCGCCACCCCCAACGGCTGGCAACCCGTCGCACGCAAGTGGCTGCACTGGTACGCCAGTGAGTACACCAGTATGGATGGCAATGGTGCTGTCCAGGACGACGCCGATAGTGAGGCCAAGGATCTCAAGGACAAGCTGGTCAAGGTCGCCACCTGTAGTGGGCATGAGAACTGGCTGACATACCACAAGGAAGGCGACGGCACCCTGTACATGGACGTCATCTGGCCAGGGTTATATGCTAAGAGTGCCTTGTATCCAACTGGCAAGGTACTGCTCACCAGTGCGACCATTACAGCCAAGTCCCTGTCCCAGCTTGGCATAGCTAGAGACAAGGTCTACTGGCGTAACACTGGTGGGCAGTTTGATCCCCGGCGTTGGCCAGCAGTGTGGATCAAGACATGCCAAGTGAAACAGTCCATGCCATCCCACGCCAAGTCTAAGTTACTCAACACCATTGATCAAATCATCCGCACCCGCGCCGTCGAGGGTAATCGCAATGGGATAATCATTACGCCCAGTTACGATCTGGCCAAGTGGATTAAACAGGAGTCAATGTATGGACAACGCATTGTCGTGCCTACAACCGCTACTACCCGAATGGAGGTGGACAGGTTCAAATCCCCCACATCTCTACACCGTGGGGCAGTTCTGTGTAGTCCCGCTATCGGCACAGGTTATGACTTCCCAGGGGACACTAGTAGGTGGGTTATTGTTCCTAAAGTTCCATACACGTACCATGGAGATCCACTGACGCGAGCTAGACAGGAACGGGATGGGCGTTACAGTGATGGGCTGGTGGCACAGGAGTTGGCCCAGATGGTGTCACGTTGTATGCGGGGGCCAGCCGACTGGTGTGAGGTGTTTGTGCTGGATGACCTCATCGCCCCGTTCCTCAATAGAAATAGGGATCTAATGGTGGACTGGTTCCCCTTGTTTGAACATCGTGGTATACGCAGTGTCGACTGGTTGCCCAAGCTGATGGAGGTGCCAAGTGCCTAGTTATGTCGCCTACTGGCGTGCGATTAGTAAACAGGCAGTCCACCGTGGTGATGAGACCCCCATGGGGATTGGCAAGTCGTCACCATTTAGTCACCGGGAGGATGCCGAGAAGTGGTTGGATGCAATATGTCATGAGTACCACACTGACCCAGCTCACGTGGCCGAGGGTGTGTCCTGCATTGGGCAGATAGTCGCCACTACCATCCCACCACTAGTGATCAGGCATTGTCATACCCTGGTACTGGTGGACAACCGGTGCCCGAAGTGCAACTCGTTAGTGACTAACCGCGACCGTTGACGCAACGTTGACGCAACGTTGACGCAAAGTAAAATCTCACTTGACACCAGCCTTTGATTTTGGTAACATAGTAGAGGCCCAACTCTATGAAAACGCAGGGGTTACGTTCCCTTGTGTGTGGCAATCAACCAACTAACTAATGTACCTAATAGGGTACTGGAGAATAGCTCAACATGGCATTGAAAGCAAGAGTCGAAGATCAAGTACTAGGTGGTGGGTTCCAAATCACCGCCGACGACACCGTGTATAAGTTACAACTCGGCGGCGCCCTCCGTCATTACGAACCCAAGCCGGGTGACAAAGCCTTTGATGGCAGTGCCGCCCAACCAGCCGACGCCCCGTACATCTTTGTCACCGCCACCCCCGTCAATCCCAAGACGCACAAGCCCATCACTGGTGCCGATTCCATGACCCAGTACTACCGCGCCGGTTGGGACCTCACCCACTTTGTCCCGGCCAATGTTGTCGACGGTGACCTGGATAAACTCGCCGCCAAGGTACAAGTAAGTGACAAGACATTGGTGGGGTACCGTACACTCGCCACTCAAAAGGGGGAAGACACTGGGTTCCTCAAGGGGAGTGAAGCTGGACTATTGATGGCGGCAATACAAATGGGGGTCGACTTTAACGTTGACTTCCTCGATGAGTTGACCGGCATCGTCTGCACATTCACCCAGGTCGACACCGGCAAGAAGGACAAGCTCAACAAGCCCAAGCTGTTGTCGGTCCCCAGCAAGATTCTCGCCGGTCCGGGGGGTGAGAGTGTTAATGGGCAACCCGGTGGTGCCAAGGCGACGGCAGAGGAGGAGGAAGTAGAGGAGGTTGCCCCAGTCAAGGCCAAGGTGGCAACCAAGAAGAAGGCTGCTGTTGTCGAGGAAGAGGAAGAACCCGCACCAGTCAAGGGCAAGGTCACTGGTGGCAAGGCGAAGGTGACACTCACTGCCGAATCCATCGCCACCCGCATTGTCGAGGAGACCATTGAATCACTCAATGCCAAGGGGACTGAGTACGATGCGGCGAAGTTGGCCAAGTCATCGAAACGCAATGCGACAATGGACGACCAGCTGGAGGCCAACCCCGACCTCAACGATGACGTCATGGACCTGCTTGGCAACCTCAAGTGGATCACCAAGCAGATGCCCGAGTAGTGCATAGCAGTTAGTCACTAACCACATGGTCCCGGTCCAAGCCAGGGGTAAGGGCGCAACCGTAGACGCTGGCTTCTTAACACGTCCCCCATGGGGACTACTGGGTCGCCGCCGGGACCACCACCAAGGAGAATGGAGATACAAAGTTGGGATACCAATACACAATCAATGACCGCGTTGACCAAGTCGTCAAGGCCAATGCCAAGTGGTGGACCGACCCCACGACCGGCCAACCCAAAGACCGCAACCGCGCCGAGATGCTCATGCTCACCGTAAGTGAACTAGCCGAAGCCATGGAGGGGGATCGCAAGTCCCTCATGGACGACCACCTGCCGCACTACCCCATGTATGTGGTGGAACTGGTCGATGCCATGATACGTATATTCGACCAGCTTGGCAATGCCACCATGCCGGACGGCAAGCCAGTGAATGTGGAGCAGATCTTCATCGACAAGATGGAATACAATGCCCAGCGGCACGACCACACCATTGATGGTCGCCTCGCCGCTGGCGGAAAGAAGTACTAAAGGACATAATGGAACCCATCATGCAGTTCTTTGCCTACGCCCACCTACCGGCCCATCTCCAGGAGGTGAGTGCGCCATTCGGTGTACTCGCCGAGACCATTGTCAACATGTTGCCTCGTAACCCCGAGCGCACTGTGGCATTGCGTAAGTTGCTCGAAGCCAAGGACGCAGCAGTACGCGCGCGGCTATACACCGATGACGGCTACTCAAAAGTGCCGGGTAGTTAGTCACTAACGCCACACAGGGGGACAGAATGAAAGTAGTACTAGTAGAAACCATACCAACCGTCAACCCTGTCCCCTACACCTACACGCCATACGCCATCCGCAGTGGTGGGTGGCACATGAAGGCAGTACTCCAAGCCATTGGTGAACAAGCCGGTCTACTCGACCCATGGGAACGCCCCGCCAGTGGGTGGAGTGAGACCAGCGGTGATGATGGCAATGGCGGGGTGGGTGTCGCCTGTACCTGGGCCGCGCCCCTCTGGCCATTGATGGGCCTCGCCTGGGAGGCAATGATATTACCGGCCACTGCCCCCAATGGCCACCCCATACCAGAACAGTCATACGAATTTGACTGCGGCGAGACGGTGTACTTTAGTCCAGACTGGGCCGTGAAACTTGACGAGTGGCCAGTCGATGGCAAGTTAGTCACTACCGGTCGTCGCCGTGTCCCCTGCCTCGACGAATGCAAATGCACCTGGAGGAGTGCCAATAAAACAATCGCCGACTGGTGGCTAGCCATTACTCAACTCAAGTCGTACTGCATGGCCATGGGGGTATTTCGTGGGCGTCTCACTGTCGTCTATGTCAATGGGCATTATGAGAAAAACGTCGTGGGTGTACCAGTACTGAAACGTCATTGGATCGAGTTCACCCGCGCAGACTTCGATATGCAAGAGGAACTAATAAACACGTGGCTACAAGAACGCGCAACACTACGCAAGGCTTTTCACAATCATCGGCGGCAACGAGTGACACTAGACTAGCTGGCTTCTGGGATGACCAGGAGGACATACCCAATGAGAAACCACGATTGAAGTTGGCCATTGCCGGTCTGTCTGGCAGTGGCAAGACACGTATTGCACTAACAGCCGAGGAAGCCATAGGCGCCATACTCGTCGACCCTAATGGACGCAGTACTGTCATGGATGCGGTGCATGGGCGGGGTGAGTGGAAGGGTAAACCACGTCGTATATTTATCCCAAAGGACGACCTGCGTGCCCCGCTGTTTAATCCACTACGTCTTGGTCAACTCATCAAGGAGGCCGAGGCCGCTGTCGCCCGGGGTGAGAAGGACCCCACTCAACTTGTCCACAAGGAACACATGATGCGGGTCCAGGCGGCGGTGGGTGCCCTATGTGTGGATGACAGGGTACGCACAATACTCATTGATGGGGCCAATAAGATCCACCAATCGGCATCATTCGCCGAGCATGGCCGTATCGAGAAGGTCATGCAACGTGAGAGAGGAGAGATGAACCGCATACTCACCGACATCATGCAAGCCCCCGACCTTGCCGGTAAACATACAATCATCACTGCTGAAGCCGGGTCACGTTACGTTGATGTCACCAGTCGTGGTCGTGACGGCCAATCACAGGTCAAGAGTGTCGAGACCCAGTTCTTGAAACGTGGCGGCTGGTCTGGACTTGGTGGCACAGTGAGAGTGGAGGCGATGTCCATGTTCTGCAATGACAACCAGATGGTGGACAGGGCCAACTTCATCCTGGAGGATCACTTCGACGGCTTTACCGCCAGTGGGGGTGAGTTTTGGAAACGGGTACGCAAACGCAATCCCAGGAGTGTAGACAGTTGTGTCGTGGGTGACTTCCTCCTCATCCTCCAGCAAAGCAAGGACAACGTCGATCTACTCATTGGCGAGCGGGAATGGTCGGTCTTTGTCAACAAGGAGATCACCTTCCCAGAACTGTATCGCCGTATATGGGACAGGGAGTTGGATGATGACGAGTAGTAGTTCACCATCATTACCACCGTCACCGCCAACACGTGAACTAACACTGGATGAGTTCGACAACCTAGTGGTACTACTCTACGCCGACCCCACCAAGCCCACAGTGGGTTATCTCGCCGACTACTTGGGGGTGGGTTACAGTGTCGTCTACCGGGCATTGAAACGCCAGGGAGTGCGCCGTCGCCTGCAAGGCCCATCGAGGGTTGACTTCATACCGGGGAGTAAGAGTGCCAAGGCCGCCACGCTGTTGGTCACTAACTCGTATCGCAAGAAGAGTGATCCACAGTGGGTGTCGCAAGCAAAGATAGCTAGACAGGTTGGATGTACCAGGGAGCTGGTCAAGAAGGTGCTGGACAAACTTAGAGAGCGAGGAAGGATAACCAACAAATGAGTGACAAGCCAGTACCAGCCAAGAAGGCGATGGCCATGTGCCCAGAGTGCAAGGTCATCGTCAACATCGTAGTCAAGGAGGGGAACCAGTTGTACCGGGATCACCTCGCCCCCAACGACGTGGACATGTGCAAGGGGTCGTTTGCCATAGTGGGGACGAATGTAGTAGACCACCCCGTGGAGGCGAAGCGGGTACCAGTAGACTACATCTATCACCAACTCAACTGGGACTTCATCCACGGGATGGCGCAGATTGCATCCTATGCCCACGGTAAGTATGGGTCGGTGCAACAGTATGCCGACAGTCGCCTCGCTGGTGAGAAGTCGCCGGTCAACCACATGGCGGCGCACCTCAAGCAGTACATCACTGGCGAGAAGCATGACCACTTCCAAACCATGGAGGCACACTTACTAGCCATTGCCTACAACGCCATGATGGAATACTACTACTACCAACGTTATGGACGAGAGGACTACAAACTAAATGTCGATCCAAGGGTTGAATAGACCCATAGCCGAGAGGCTGATTGAAACCCCCGCAGGGATAGTGCATATGTACACTGTCGAGAAACCCGACCACAGCCTGGAGGTGACCGCGACACTGAAGGTCAAGGTCACTGTCCATGCCGACGCCCTGCTCATGCACGACAAGATGGGCCGGGAGTTGGTCAAGGAAGCCGAGGACACCGCAGTGCGGAAGTTAATCTCCACGGTACTCCTCCCCCCGCCGCTGTTGAATATCGTGCGTGAATTGAACGTCCTGTGTATGGAGTGCCTTGTCACCATGCAGGACACCCCACACCTGGAGTATCTCAAGCTCAAGCGCATGGAACTGACCGACCAGTTGGCCAAGATCCAGGCCATCGTGCGCCAACCATACCTGGAAGGAACCTATAACCATGGCGACCCTGGAACTACCGACGATCAGGGTTGATATGCGTGAGGGTAGTAAGACGCTGGTGCCACTGCTGGAGAATACGTGCAATGTCATCAAGGTGCCTCAGCTACCGGCGGGGGATTTTATGTGGAGGTCTCGTCTCCGTGATGGATCAACTGTCAAGACCCTCTGTGAGTACAAGACCTTCAGTGATTTCCTTACCAGCAAACGTGACGGTCGCCTACTCGAACAGGTCGTCAACATGTTGGAATATGGGGATCGCAACATCCTCCTCATCGAAGGGGACTGGGGACTTGGACCCAAGGGTCTAGCGGTGGTACGAGGTAAGCCATGGACAAAACCAGGGGCGAGGTTCACCGCCGAGGGGAGGTATCAAGTACCACTCACCGGCACGGCCCGGTCACCATCATTCGCTGAACTGTCCGGTTTCCTCTGGGAGTTGCAGTACGTTGCCAACTTCCAAATCTGGCGGTCAATGACAAAGGATGAGTCGGCAGCATTGGTATCACAAGCCTGCCGCCTCGAATGGAAGCCCTGGGATAGTCACGATGCACTGGGGGTGGGTGGTGTAGTGGGGGCAAGGGTTGAGAAGTCCACGCCCAGTGGTGGTCCGCGGTTTATAACTCCAGGTAAGTGTTGGCGGATGGCCGCACAAATAGATGGCCTTGGTGCATTGGCGTCCTATACTCAGCATGGATTTGATACGCCATACGAGATGGTAACAGCTAGTGTCGAGTCATGGGAGGCAGTGTTACCCCCCAAGCAGAAGTGGAGAGCACGAGACATCCACAAGTGGTTGAGAGAAAGGTAAAGGAGTCCCCGTAGGGGCGACAGGAGAATAACAACTATGGCAACCGCATTGTCAGTGGTTCGGCAATTCTATCCCAATGTCAGGACCATAAGTGATGGGTCCAGGGACATTGAGATCAACGTAGGCGACAAGGATATAGCCAATGCCCAACGGCGCAAGCACCCCACCTGTGCATTGGCAGTGGCCTGTAAACGTGAGTACCAAGTCAAGGGCATCATTGTCGCCCTAAGCGTGGCATACCTCATCACCAAGGATGACGAGGCCATACGGTACATGGTCCCGCAAAGTGCTCGTAACGAGATCATCATCTACGACCGCAACGGCGAATTCGCCCCTGGTGTCTACCACTTCCTCAAACCAGACAGCCACCACAAGCTGGGGGCGAGGGCACCACGGACTAACCCTAACAAGGGCAAAAATGGCAAGTCTAAGGGGCGGTACCGTCACCTGACCGAGAATGTGCGATCATTGCACACCCCCAGTTAGTGACTAACAAAGGAGTACAGAACTATGAGAACGACATCGACATTGGTTACCGCACATGGTAGATGGCTTGAAGTGATGGTCAACGCCCGTCGCCTGTTAAGTAAACCCGGCAAGTGGTCCCGCACCACCCACAACCTCAACAACCGTGGCCTCCCCTGTGTCGTCACAGAGGCGCAACGCTATAGTCTCATTGGCGCACTCGAATGGGGCCTGGATGATCCCAATGAGTTATACGCAGTATGCGCCTACATGTGTCGCATCCTGGGGATGAAGGGTAATCTCCACGACTGGCACCGCCGCCTGGAGGAAGCTGGTGAGATGGTGGTATTGGCAGACGTACTGGCACTGCTGGACAAGGCCATCAAGGCGACAGAGAAAGTGATGGTGACATCTAATGCCTAGAAAATACAACCCGGTCCCCGGCCTGGACCCGGCCCCCGGTGATGGGGACTGGGTGGATTGGTTGAATGGAGTAGTGGCGATTGTTATTAGCATGGGTACTCTACTCATACTCGCGGGAATACTGTTGACCACCGTTGGCTGGGTATGGAGAACGCTGGTGGTGGCCAATGTCCAATAACGGTAACAGTCTGTGGCACACCTGGTTACGCGGTCTCGCCGACATCATCATCCATCTCATGTGGATCATCGCCCTAACCACCTATCTAATGCCCCTACTCTGGGAGGTACATAAAGTGGTCAACGTCCAGGGGGCACGGTGAACCATGGCAGTAGACTTTTGGCCGTATTTGACACGCGGTGTCGGTGGTAGGTGTAACCAGTGCATCTCCCGTCTCGACCACACCCAGGTGTCGCATGTCGTACCCCCATGTGGGCCAAGTGATGCTGAAGTAATATGCATTGGTGAGGCCCCCGGCGGACAGGAACGTGATGAGCCATTCCAAGGCAATGCCGGGATGGAGTTGGACAACCACTACCTGCCACTGGCTAAGTTGGATCGCAGTGAGGTGTACATCACCAACGTCTGTAAGTGCCGCCCACCGTCGAACCGCACCCCCAATGCCAGGGAGATCGACGCATGTAGCAGGCACTTCCTGGCACGGGAGTTGGACAGACTGTCACCACGGCTTGTTGTACTGATGGGCGGTACAGCCAGTTCAATCATTGATGGCGACCCAATAGACCTGGAGAGTGATCATGGACGATTGTATAGAGGTACGATACTGGGTCGGGGACCCTACGACATCTTCACCACATATCATCCGGCGCTGGGCCTCCACATCCCAGTACACATCGGCAACATCGAAGACGACTTTCGCAGTATCGAGTCGTTCCTCAGGGGGAGGTACACGGAGCCGGTTGACGAATGGGAAGGTGAGGAAGAGTATGTCTACTGGCATGAGTGGGGCAAGCAGCTATATCCATCGCGCCCAGTATTCATAGACAGCGAGAGTGAGTATGGACAATTGTACTCATGGCAGTGTACACAGTTACCAGGCATGGGGGTGATGGCTAAGGAGTATGGGGCAACGTCGCATGAGATAGATGATATGAGACGGCACCTGCAACACATTGTCAATACATGTACCACACTGGTGATGCAGAACGCCATCGTGGAAGTGGCGGCCTTTCGACAGTTGGGTATCCACGTCGACTGGGCCAAGGTGATTGACACCATGCAGATTGCGTATCGCCGGGGGATGCCCCAAGGGTTGAAGCCATTGGCACGTCGCCACTGTGGCATGAAGATGCAAAGTTACCTGGAGGTGACGAATAGAGCTAGTAAACGTAAAGTACAACAGTGGATTGTGGATGTTGTCGACCATCTCCCCGACTTAGTCACTAACCGCATTAGTGAGAAGACCGGCAAGTATCTCAAACCCAAACGTTCATCCAACCCAATGGTCGCGGTACTGGATGGGATGTTGCGATCCATGACCACCAATCCCAAATATGATCCGTGGAAACGCTGGAGGGAACATCGCGAGGAGTTACCCAGTGCCGCCACCCCAGCGGCGATTGAGACGAAACGTAAGCAGTGGTATTGGCGGGAGTGGCTACTAGACCATGTTGGCAGTGATATGCCACAGCGGGGGTTACGTCACGTGGAGCCATCCATTGCCAAGTGGTATGCGGTACGTGACGCCGATGCCACCTGCCGGGTGTACTATACGATTGGCAAAGACCTGGATAGTCTATGGAAAGTGAGAGAGTATGACTGGAACAACCGATAGAGTAATCACGATGGAGGACCTCAACGTCGCCTCCATCAACCGCAAGGGCTTGGCACATGCCACCTACATGAAGGTAGACGTGCAACTGGAGGTGTACCTGTTGAGTATCCTGAAGAGGATGGTGGACACCAGGGATAAGACTGACCTGTTTGCCATCCTCCACACGGTGATCGAGATTGCCATCCAAGCTGGCATTGACAGTGAGCGTAAACAGGTACATGACGCCATTGCCAAGGCCAGCGATGCTGTGGTAGACTAGTACAGTTAAGTAGTTGATTCTAAAGGAGAACTAATCACAATGAGAAAAGATACAATAGGCAAACCATTCATCACCCCTACCCCCGTGCGTTCCCTGGAGGAGCTGGCTAAACCCAAGGTGGAACTAGCCACTGCTGGCGAGATGGAGAGTTTGATACGCGAAAGACAAGGCTACAAGGCCCAGGAGAAGGTGGCCCTCAACCTCATCGCCAAAATCAACCCTGTCATCTACTCGCACATGGCCCGGATGGAAGATGGTGTACAAATCCTGGTAGCCGACAGCCGTCTCCCCGAGGGCAAGGTATGGAAGGCGGTACTGGGGGGTGCGACACGTACCACTGTCAACCTGCCAGCCCTCAAAATGTCAATGCTCGCCCATGGGATACAACCTGCCAAGATCGACACCATTCTCAACTACGAGGTGCAGGTCGTGGACGAGGAGACCGGGAAGTTGACCCTGACTCAAGTGGTTAAGACGTCTACTAGTGATAGTGTCAACATCCGCATGGTCAACGCCGGTTAGTCACTATGAAGGCAACCGAACTGATCGACAGGCTAAAGCGTCTTGTAGATACCTACGGGGACCAGCCCCTACGGGTAAACACCGAGGATGGTTACGCCCAGGTACAGGACGTGGCGCTAACCACTGATGACGACTACGCCTTCTACGGCTTCCAGATAGAAGTAGGCGGTCGTTAGTCACTAACAATTCGCTGGATGTCGCGCCCACCTGTGGGCCTTACGCCAGCGCGGGGGCGGTGAGATAAGCCATGTTAAGGGTGGCCGCCGTCCCCAACTATTACCAAGGAGAACAACCATGATGAGCAAAACGTGGTCTGGCACGGAAGACATGGACGATGATTTGAATGGAGAACCAATCATGAACGACGAAGAGATATTGAACCGTATGCGCGAGGCCATCGCCTGCCTGGAGGAAGCCACCTTCGCCATACCCATTGAGGACCGGCAACAGTCTAAGTTGCGTAACCGCATCCAGGACGCCTACTGCCGGTTGGTGGAGGCACGCGAGGAGATGAGTGTACGTATTACAGTACAGGACAACGCCCGTAAGGCCATCGAAAGGATGTCACGATGATGACCCCCGCAGAACGCGCACATCTAGCTCAGGTTGCCGCCTATGGGGTGAAGCCCACCAATGCCCTGTTCCCTGTGATAGGGGACATGTTCAACGCCCACTGGGAGAGATGTGATGCACTGTTAGTCACTACCAACGCCCACAAACGCACCGACCACTCTATCGTCATGGGCCGGGGTGCGGCGAAACAACTGGCCCTGATGGTCGATGGCATAGACGTGGACTTTGGTAGACAGATTGACCACCTCAAACCCTATGGCATAGTGTGGAGTAAGTTCGAGATCGAGGACGGCGACTGGGTTGTCCCCAACATCGGCGCATTCCAGGTCAAACGTTCCTTCAAGGACAAGGCCAGCATTGATTTGATCGAGCGTAGTTGTGTCATGCTCGACAAGTGGTGCCGCCAACATCCACGTGCGAAGGTGCGGTTAAACTACCCAGGTATTGGCAACGGTGGCCTCAGTGAGGATGAGGTGAGACCAATACTTGAGGAGTGCCTGAACATGCGACAGGTATCAATCTGGAAATGTCCCGTAGTGGACGAGGTGGTGGTTGGTGACTAACCACTGTGACCCGTGCTTTCTACTGGGGCTTGGCATAGGCATATTGCTCGTCCACTGGTGGCATTACTGGCATAGAGACAAGAGGTAACCATCCATGCCCATTAAGCGATTCATGCTGTTCGCCTACGACGCCTTCTACCCCAGCGGCGGGTGGAGTGACTTCCGTGGGTCATTCAATACTCTCGACGAGGCTGTCGCCGCCTGGGTGGCACTACACCGGGAACGCCTGCTCGACTACTACCAGATTGTTGACCTGCACACTGGTGAGGAGATTGAGGTTAGGGGTTAGTGACTAACATGTACATCCCATCACGAGTACGACACCCGTCGTTCACCAACACCCAGGCCCTCGACCGCTTGCCCATGCCCACCATCGAGGACATGATGAACCTCGGCGTGGCCATCGACGTCCCCTACCTTGCCACCCTCGCCGAGGAAATGCGTGATATGATGGAGACACTCTCTGCCAAGGTTAGACGACGGGTTCCGGCTGACAAGCTGGCTGAGTTTCTCGGCGCTGATGATGACACCGTTGACGCCGAGAATAGTGGGGAGGTGACCTCCTGGTCACAGGTGGGGCAACCAGAGTCATTCCTGGGACGCTTTAAAATCACCTCCCCCGAACAGATCGCCTGGTTTTTATTTGACAACCTGGGCATTGGCAAGGGACGACAGTTAGTCACTACCCCAGATGGCAGTAGGATAAGCACTGGTAAAAAGCAGTTAGAGGCACTCAAGTCTGAGCATGAAGCGATCCAGGAGATTCTTGCGTTTAGGGAAGTACACAAACTCTACACCACCTACGTCGTCAAACTCCCCCGCATTGCCCGACACCATCCTAAGGGCCGCCATTGCCCTGTATGTGGTCATACTCATCGTGAGCCTAGTGATCGAGTACATTCGACAATAGTAGCCACCAGGACCGACACTGGTCGCTTGGCAGGACGACGGCCCAACCTCATGAACATCGCTGTACGCAGTCCACTAGGCGCGAGGGTACGTGCGGGATTCATCCCCAGCCATGGCATGTCCCTGGTCAGCGCAGACTACAGCCAGATTGAACTACGTATCCTCGCCAGTGAGAGTGCCGACCCGTTCATGATGAGGTGTTTCCTCGATGGCCGCGACATACACGCGGAGTCCACCCTGGAAGCGATGGGCATTCGTGACAAGGTAGGGTTTGATCCCAAGTCCAAGGCGATCTATCCACTCACCCCCGGTGCCGCCATCCCCACCATTCAGGAGTTCATGACAATGAGGGCAGGGATGAAGAACGCCAACTTTGGCATAGTCTATGGGATTACGTGGATGGGACTCCAGGCTCAACTTGTACTGATAGGTATCTATTGGAGTAAGGAACAGACAATCGCCTTTATCGAGGAGACATGGCACAAGGTGTTCATGTCCATCCGGCCCTATATGCGTGAGCAGGAGTATCGGGCCAGGAAGTATGGGTTCGTCTGGGACCTGATGGGAAGTATCCGGTACATCCACGGCATACGCAGTGCTGTCAAACGAGTCGTCGCCGAGAGTGTCCGCCAAGCTGGTAACATGCCCATCCAAAGTGCCGGTTCCGCTTTCCTCAAGATCGCCATGTGGACGTTACGTGGAGTGTACGACAAGTTTAGGGCGGCGGGATATGAGGTGAACTTTCTTATGCCGGTTCATGACGAGATTGTAAGTGAATGTGACACAGCCATCGCTGAGGAACTCAAGGTTGCCACTGTCAAGTGTATGGCGGATGTCAACCAGTACACCCAACTGCTGGTACCAGTCATGGCTGAGGGCAAGGTAACCAGTAGATGGACCAAGTGACACAACGTTAGTGACTAACTGGGGGTACGGGGGCAAGCCCCCGAGTGACTAACTAAATAAAAAATGGGTGGGCAACCCAGGGAAGATATGAGGGAAACCTGGATCGCCCACCCGGTCGTTGTTGTTTAGAAATCTCCTGGAGGGGAGATGGTTGGACTATACTACACTACTCGACGGCGTTTTGCAAGGTAAATTCCAACCAGCCCAACCCCCATGAGTGCATACGTCCCCGGCTCGGGCACCTCCGGTTCACAGTTCTCGGTGCAGAACGGGTCAATCCCCGGCCCCACGTAGAACTGGTCAATGAGTGAGATACTCGCATACCCCAGCCCATCGGTGTCACTGCCCACCAGGAAGATATCCTTGGTGATCTTGAGGAAATGGTAGGCGTTGTCGAGGAGGATCGCATCGGCGAGGGGTCCGCTGGGTGCATCGACCTGCCCTTGCCCCGCAACGTGGAGAAACGGCGTAATGGCAATGACGGTCTCGACGACCTGGGCAAACGACGAGTCACCGACGACTGCCCCATTAAACAACAACCCCACTGCCCCAATCGCCGGCACCGACAGCAGGTCATAGCCTACCAGGAAGTCGGCAGTGGCAAACCCACCACCCGGATTAAGTGCGGTGAACCCACCGGCAAAGTGGAGTTGATTGCCCACCAGCGTGACATCAATGCCACTCGCATCAAGTGGCGCACACACGCCGGTCCCGCCGCAGGTGCGGATGAACGTGAAGTTATCGACGGTGATGTTGGCATTCGACAAGCTACCCCCGGCCACCAGGGTGGACAATAGCGTCGCCCCCAGGTTGAGACTGGACAAGGCCAGTATCGCGGACACAAGCACAAAGCGTTTCATACAGTAACTACATTTCCCTTCTAGATTGCCGCCGGTCCTGGAAACCGAACGTTCATGGGCCTCCAGGCAGACAGCTGATATAGTGTACCACAACGTATCAAAATGGTGAGAGTGAGTCACTAACTGGGGTCCACCTACTGCAACTTCCCCGCCCCGGTAATGGTTGCCCCACCGGTAATAGCCGTCCCTGTACCAACCGGTGCCGCTGACACGACTATTGACAGTGCCGCCGTATCGGCTGGTGCGGCAATACTATCAGTGCAACTCACGGTGAAGTTGGACGTCCCCGCCGTGGTAGGTGTGCCGCTAATGGTTGCCACACTAATGGTCAACCCGTTAGGTAAACTACCCACGGGGATGGAACAGTTGTATGGGGGATTCCCCCCGGTGATGGCCAGTGTCTGCGAATACCCGCTCCCCACTGTGCCGTCAGGTAGGCTGGTGGTGGTAATATCAATCGCCGCCGCCACTGTCCCCGCAGTAATCGACCCAGCCGGTACCCCAGGGCAAAACATGGTCCTGTCCGTCCCCAGTGTCATGGTCTCGCAGCCGGTTACCACCACCCCGTTCCTATACATGGCATAGGAACCCGCCGCCGCACCGCTCACCAGTATGTCGTTGGTGGCGGTAGTGGTAAACGCAGGCACTGTCGTGGGCGAGGCGTCCGCCCTGGCTACCAGGAACGCCTGCCCATGACATTCCTTGCCCATCCAGCCGGTAGGGTTCAACGCATTGCACGATATGGTTGTCGTCCCCGTGCCATTGAGTAGTCGATGCGCGGCCACCACCTCCATGATGTTGACATTCCCATTTGGCCCGTAGGTGAAGCGGGAGGTATAGCCGAATCCACCAGGATAACTGCCGCTGGCATTGTCCACCCGCAGTGTCCCGGCCGATGGAAAGCTGTAGTCCGAGATGATCGTATTCACCGGACTCTGCGACAGGATCTGCCCACTGGGGCAATCAAGCGAGACTAGTCCGCCAATGCATGACGTATTCCCTTCCGTATACGAGGGGGTGGTACCGGCAGTCTGGCCATTTTGTGTGTAATGGGTATACCCCACCATGGGGATTGAGGTGGACGCCGCCGCATCCGCGATGACAAACACCATCCCCGGTCCACCGGCCTTGCCCATGTGCGCCACCCATTGGTACTCCCGTGTCAATGTCGCCGCAGTGGTGGACCCGCGCATATTGGCCCTCCATGTCACATACCGGTTACTGGCATCCACCTTGTACCTGTCCATGTACGCCCCTGTCTCGCCCACATCCCCCAGGAACTGCTTGACGGCCCCAATATTGAGCGTAGACATACGTCCATTGGGAAACTGCCCATTGGTGCCATCATCACAATCCGGGCTATCATCGCCGACTAAGCAGTTGCCTATGTTCCGCACCGCCCCACCCTGGATGTGGAGGTCACCATGTTGGGCGCTGTCGTGGTCGACAAAAAACACTGCCGAGATCATGCTGATTAGCCAATCCGTATTCGCAGCGGCAATGGAGAACCCAGTGCGTGACGCGGCCCACGCCAACGCTGGAGTAGACACAGTTGGTGGACAGTACTTCATCCCCACTGCCGAGCAACCGGCGAACCCCTCGTTGGTAAATACCCGCCCAGTCAACGGTGGGTCCTCATACGCGGGGGCGTTGGGGTTCCAACCCATGAATCCCATCCACGGATACCTACCGGAACTATACCCAAAGTAGAGGGCGTTCAAGCCCTGCGACTGTCTAAATAACCATGCTCTCCACCACTTGTCCTGCGGGGTACCCTCGATTAACCGGGGGATGATGTATATCTCGGGATTATGCACGGCTCTCATATCATCTGGTGCCTGCCCATAGAGGAGCCAATACCTGCCATAATTTTGGGCCGCACCGCCATTGCCTGTCTCATTCGGCGATGCGCCATAGACAGCCGCTTCCGCCAGGGAGTTGACAAAAGGAGTCCACCCAATATCCGGGTAGTCAGTGTAGTTCTTGAGAATGAATATCGGCTCCAGCAACATGGGGTACGACCTACCCCTGCCGTAGAGAGAACCGTGAGTGAGACCGCTGCGGGACATGAAGAACGCCATGGCATTGTCGTAGTACGCCGCCCATGATCTCTGTGCAAAATCCCTGGCGGTGGGCGAGATGTCCACGAACGTCATGCTTACCACGAACGTTCCCCATAGCTGGGTGAGGATCAGGTTATTGGTCTGGCCCCAAAGGGACTGGGCATTGGCAAAGTTACTATACTTCCCGCCCGGTGTGCCATAGCTTAGGGTGGTGTTATTGTGGTGCTGCTGCCACTCGATGATCCCGCAGTTAAGGGCGGTCATGCGGGGAACCCAACTCCAACTGGACGTGGTAGTGGACTTGGGTTGCGTGGACGTTAATGTCGGGGTGTTGGTGCCCCCGCCTGTCGATATCCTGCTCATGTCGCCCTCGTCGGTGGAGGTTGACCAGAAGATGAGGTCGCCATTGGACAGGGCAGACAGGTTGGAGCCATTGCCGGTCAGCGAGGTGCCAGCCGCCGTGATCGACCCGCTACCCACTGTCTTGGTTGGGTACACACAACCCTCGGCTTCCTGGGCGAATACTTTACGCTCCCATAATGTGAACTCGGCGGAGGTGCATTGCCCCGCAATGTTGACAAATGTCCCCAGTGGCGCACATAGTATCCGTACCGCTTTGGCCGCTTGATCCATGGAGGTGCGGCTATAGTCCAGGGACGAGCGGTTGTTGGGTTCGCACAGGTTCTGCGTCTTGTCACAGAACGTATTGCCAAACACCACGTCCTCGACTTGTAACAGGGCAATGCGTGCCTTGGTCAATGCCGTGGCATCACGGGTAATGAACCACTTGATGGCCGCGCCCAACTGGTTGGCCATATAGGTACTGCCATCGGGTGCGGTGTCGGCATTGTAGGTAGCCGGGGTCCAGCTAGTGACTTGGTCTGACATTTGCGTCCAGAGTGTGTTATTTGTCTGGGCGTACTTGGAGAGGGTTAATCCAGTCTCGGTGTAGACCCCGTTGCCCACGCTGGCGGTATTGATGGTGAAGGTGTTGGCAGTATCATTCTTGGACTGGACGATATATGTCCCATTGAGATCCACATCACCAGTGGCTAACCATATGCCAATCCTGGATGTAGTAGGCGTCAATTCATCAGTGTACCCATCGGCGACAGTGATGGTTGCGACGTTGCTAGTCACCGAGATGGAGACGAGACAGGGGTCGGCGGTATCAATGGCACAGCGTAAACGTCTGGTCATCGTCCCACCGGGGCCATCGAGCAATCCAAACTTAGTCACTAACGTCGCCCTGGCCTTGCCGTTGACATAGTTACGATTGGGTTCTGTCCAACTGCCGCAACCAGTACCCGCCACGTTGACATCACCAGTGGTCTTGAGATCCAGGGTGGTGGTGGTGACTGCGGCCACCTTGAATAGACCAGTAAGGACAGTGCAATTCTTGTCCTCATTACTAGTCACCCAATAATCATTCACTGCCAAGCCGGTCCAGGCGGCATTAGTAGTGAGGCGTATGGGTGTAGTGGTAGATACTCCAGTGACTCTCACTGCCCCCGCCGGTGTGCCGTATCGCAGGTAGATGGTCACCGGGTCGGCCACCAGGGGCTTGGCCATGAGGAGTAGGCACAGGTTAGTGACTAACTTGATATTGGTCATTATCGTGCCGCTAGGATGGCTGGCATGAACGTTCCATTGGTGGTCAATGCTGTCGCCGTGCCACAACTGGCCGGTAGCAATAGTGATGCCCCACTGCCTGTCGATGGATTGGAACATGACACCATGCGCGGCACGCTGGCCACAAACCCCTGGATAATAAACGGCGACAACGACAACCCGGTCTCGCCACTGCCATAATACTGTGATAGTACACCCTCGCTGGAGATGGCGATCCAATGGACCCCGGCGGCAATGGTCGACCCACCCCCCACGGCCCATGTACCGGTCTTTTGAGTAATACCACTGGAGTCGCCATTGACAAACCTTGCTTCCAGTGCCCCCGGCGTATCACTGCTGTCGGCGTATATGCCAACCGTAGTGCCGTCAGTGGATGCACCCCCTGTGTTCTGGTAGTAGACCCACTTGTTGAGTACCAGTGGTCCGGGTAAGTACGCCTGCATCATCACCACCCCCTTGTTCTGGGCGGCGGAGACCAGGATGGCTCGATTACTGATCTGCGGCTGGGTGCAATTGGTAAACAGGAAACAGGACGACATATTGGGCGTGCTACCCGCACTGGGAGTGAATGTCTCCATCACCCTACAGGTCTTGGTGGCAATGGTCACGGTGGTGGCCGACCCGCGCCATGATTCCCCATTACCCAGTGCGCCGGTGAACACGACACATCCATCGACAGTTTGATTAGCCGCCCCATAGACGCGGAAGTCGTTGGTGCCGTTGGCAGTAAGTTCCGGGAGTACCAGCCCACTCTGTGCCGTGCCGTCCCCAGCCGTGAATCCACCAGTGCAGGTAATGTTATTGGACGCATACGAGCACCCCGTCCCCTGCGTCACTGTCCCCGCCGACGAGACAATCACCACCCTGGTAGCCGTGGTGAGGTTGGACCCGCCCAGCACATCCCCACTACCACCCCCTGGTGCCACACTGGTTCCATCTACCCGCACAAGGTTGGTACCCGCCCCCGTAACGACACTCGATATCCCGGCGGTCTGCTTGATTACCCCGGTGAGGGTACTACGGGTCAACACCGTCCCTGCCGCATTGATGTTGGTATCCTCGCCACCAGTGCCAGCCGAGGGGCCAGTGACATTGCCCCCACCACCCCCCGCCGCACTTGTACCGTCGACCCGTACAAAGTCAGTAGCAGTACCAGTCACCACACTTGGCACGCCGCCAGCGGTCTTGATCACCCCGGTCAATGCGGATCGTGTCAGTGCCGTACCCGCCGCATCCACGGTGGTGATCGCCCCAGCGGTACCGGGAGCCGGACCAACCACATTACCTGTCCCAGCCCCACCAGCACCGCTAAGTACAGTCCAGGTATTATTCGCGGTACATGAGGCGAGACGTAATGCATCGGCGACACCAACAGTAGTGTTTAGCCAAAAGTCACGCCCAGCCACACAGTTAACGGGTGCAGTAGGTCCAGTATAGTACCGGGCAGTGCCACTTGTCTGGGCCAGGATGGGCAGTGCCACCAGGATGGATAGAATGAGATGTCGCATAGTTTTCCTTTCACGCTGTTGGTCCACAGGTGGACCCTGTTGGTCACTAACTGTCGTTAACTACTGTGGATTGAGGTCCAGCATCCTCTGCCAGTAGTCCGCCCGTCTGCTGGGGTCCAGTTTACCACTCCGGGTAGTAAGTCTGCCCAGGAACCGCTGTGCCCGTTTGGCCACTTGTGTATCAAGTACTTCCTTCTGTTGGGCGGCAGTCATCCGTGCCCACGATGGATCGTTCATGGCATCGGTCATAAAGTTGCGTATCATCCTGCCCTTGAGTTGTTGGCGTATAGCAATCACCGCATCACTATCCCCAGCTAGTGGCTTCACGGGCGGCACCCCCATGCCAAACTGTTTCAATACCTCTCTATGCGCTGGCGTCAACTCCGCTGATAGACCTTGGTACGACACATCCTGCTTGGCCCTGGCCTCAGTCAAATCAATATCCTTCACCCGTCCGCCACGTCCCTGGACGAAACGGTTCTTCAGTGCCGTGACCGTATCGACTCCCCCACTCTTGCCCTCGGGTAATAACCCCACCGCTGTCCCCGCCCAGTCAAGCGCATTCAACACCAGCGGTATCCCCTGTCCACCACCCGCCGTGATCCTCCCGTGCCACTTCGCGGGTGACGCCCCCGCAGCTTGGGCCAGGGCAGTGATGGTCTTACTCGTATCCTTGTCAATCTGCTCTGTCTCGGGTAGACCTTCCAACTTCTTACTCACAAATGGCCGTCCACTAAACTGGTGCGTCCCGCTCCTAATGTCGCTAACCACCTTGAACAGTTGCGGGTTGATCGTGTCCAGCATGGTTTCAAGCGCATCACCAGCCGTGCCATACTGTGTCGCATACTTGGGATCGGTGGCGGGTGCAAAGTTGGCGTTGATGCCCAGGTCGTCGGCAATAGATTGTAATGACGCGGGGTCATCTCTCCACATGGTCTCTATCGCCATACGGATGGGGCGTGACAGGTTGTTGAATGGCTGGGCGAGTGGGATTTTGCCCATCCAATGTTTCCCATCCTCGTTGACCAGCCCATCGCCCGACATGAATGCAATATTGTCATCCAACTCATGGTCGGGTGTGTCGGCGTATTGCTTCTGTCGATCGGGGGAGGACAGGTTGTAGATAGTGGCGGCAATCTGGGGCATGACTACCCAAAAGGCGGTGCGGGCGGCAAATTTAGCAGGATCATTTTTCAATGTGTCCCAACTCGACGCTGTCCCCTCGATGGCCGCATTGAGGTATGGCGTCACCTGGACGATATCCCCCATCTTGGACCCCACCCGCCGGTAGTTGGCCATCTGATTACGTGCCGCTTCAAATGCCGCCGCCTCGGCCTCTTGCAGTGACTTCCCTGCCTTGATCTCAGTGGCCTTCACGTCAAGGTAAACCCGTAGCCGCCCCATCTCCTCCGACTTGGATGCCACGTCCTCCAGCCACGAGAAGAACTGCTTGGACGCCTCCTTCTTGTTGGTGGCCGCGTACTTGCCAACCGACGTCAACTTGTTAGTCACTCCCTCGCGCGACTTGGCAATCATGTAGTCAATCTGCGTCCGGGGACGATTGCGAAACTGTTCTGCACTGATAAACGCCCCACCACCCTCACGTAGACGGTCCAGGTTCTTGGACCACTTCTTGATCCCCAGCGTACTGGCCAGTACCTCCCCTGTCGCCTGCGGGGCCTTGAGTAGAGACAATGACCCGGTGTTGATGGCGTTGGTCCATATGTCCCTGACGAGGTTGGCCGCTTGAAATGGGGGATTGTACAACCCGGTAGCCGTGGCACGTAATAGCCGCGCCCCGGCCTTCATCACCGTGATGGCGACGTGGGTCTCACGCGGGGTCAGTTGTTTCGCGGCCATCGCCATCACGTCAGGCACCGCTAGTGTAACCTTACGTCCATCCTCCAGGAAGTTGACATGGTTGTTGTCGGTCGGCTTGAACCGCCCCGCCTCGATGTCTTGCGGCGATACCCTGTAGATCAGCTTGTCCCACCCAGGGTAGAGAGTGGCGACCCGCTCGAACTCCCGGCCGACCTTGTTACGGGATGCTTCACGGGTATCTTGGAATGTCCTGGTGACTAGTGACTTCCACATGTCCTCGGTCGCCAGATCACTACCCCCCTCGCTTAACTTCTTGACTGTCTGTTGTTTAGACAATGACCCAGGTTGCGTACTGCCCCAGGGGTTACCGTCTTGGATGGCGTCCAGTATGCGGTTGATGGGGACATATTTGTCATACATGTTCTTGAGCGTGGCATTCAATTCCTTGGAGATGCGCCCATCGGCGGTGGCATCATCGAGCATTGTTCTAAAGTAATCCTGCACCTCCTTGACTGCCGCCCCGTGGTGGGGCATCCCCCGGGCTACCAGTGCGTCGATGTCGGCCAGCTTCTCCGCTGTGTAGTGGACACCTTTCTCACCGGCGGCAGACTTGGCTTGGTACTCCTGTATCCCCATGATCTTCATGTGGTTGGATCTCATCTGCATGGCGACGGGATCACTCTTGTTGGCATTGGCATTGATGGTGGCCAGGGCCGGGTCGGTCTTGATGGCCTCATTCCACTTAGCCTCGCCCATTTGGTTGACCTCGATCTGCTGCTTCTGCAATGCCTGCGCGAGGATACCCGTGTCGGCCACCTTTTGCACCGCTTGGTCGTAGGTCATGCCCGCTGTGTGGTTTTTCAAGAAGGTATCGATAGTGCGATTCACCTTGGCCTCGGCCCGGTCGTCACTAGCCGTCGCATCATCCAATATGTTGCCATACCTGTCACTGGCTGCGGCCATCTTGCCAACCGCTTGGCGGGGGCGGGGACCTATGGCGGACTTGTCGACCTTGTTTTGCAGGGTTTGTGTCGCCCGGACAGGGGATACCCAGTTGGCGACGGGGTTGGCCATGTGCTTGTTGATAATGGTTGCCGCCCACGAGGGTTGCTTTGATTGGGCAATAGCTTGGTTGGCCCGTGCAGCACTGTAAACCTGGTTGTACAGTTGGTCACTAACCCAGGCTGGTGGTGGTTGCGGGGGACCAGGGGGTGTGTTGAGGTGGTTCCACAGACGCTTGGCATTGGTGGCAATAGCTTGCGATCCAAGGAAACCTAGTGATCCAGATGTTGGTCCACCACTGCTGGGGTCGCTTGGGTCCAGTTCGCCAAAGCTGAACCCCTGCTTGCCTACCGGTGGTGGTGGTGTGGTAACCGGTGGGGTAGTGACTAACTCGCCACCCTCGCCGCTAGTCTCTACTTTTTTTTTACCCTTCCACCCTTGCCGCCCCGGCCCACGACAAGTGGGGTTGGCAATGGCTCCTCAATGATGGGAGGTTGCTCAATAGTGGCACCAGCAGCGGCGGCGGCGTCATCCATCTCCTGGATAATCAATCCCTCGGGGGTGGGTGGGCCGGTGGTGGTCATCTTGGGACGGGTGCCACGTTTACCCTTACCTTTGGGTTTGTTAGTCACTAACGGGGTGAGTTCCCCACTTTTGAACATCTCGGCTACTGCGGCATCCTCACCCTCATCGGCCTGTGATCGCCACGGTCTACCCAGTGTCCCCTCGCGTGCACGTTGGATGGCCTCCTGCGATTCTTGAGCTGACTTCCATGGGGTACGCAGTCCCAGTGATGCCCCGGTTGTCGGCCCCATAGGTAGTGGTGGGGCACCGGCAGGGGTACCGGGGTAACCAGTGGTGCCTAGTCCCATGCGCCCAACATCACCCTTTGTCCCTGGACCCTCACGCCCAACGCCAAACCCGGCGAGTGGTACTGGTGGGATGTCATGGGTGGGTGGTGGGTTTTGGGTATCGTACAACCCCTGCATCTGTCCCACCAGTGGGTCGGGTGGCGGGACGGGGCGTGGTGGGAGTAGTGGTCTAGTGGGTGGGATGTAGGTGGGTTGCGGCTTGGCAATAGAGGACAGGTCAACAGGTGGCGTGGATGATGGCCCACCACCTGGACCCAGGTAGGGGGGACCTTCGGTTGGACCTAGACGTGGTGGACCCTCGGCTGGGCCAAGGAGTGGCGGCTGTTCCATCGGCCCCTGGATGGGGGGTTGGGGTTGTGGACCCTGTAGTGGTGGTTGTGGCTCTGGACCATATGGGAGATCCATCTCAGTCACACCTTCACCCACCTTGGTGACAGTTGGGGTAATGGGGGGTTCGCCGGGGGCACGGCGAATGGGTGGTATATAGCCCAGGTTTGGTGGTCCGGGGGGTGGTTGATTCACTTCGCCTGCCAATGGTACAGGCGGAGTGTAACCGGGAGTGGATACTGGGCGTCCACCGGGGGCTGGGGATGGGCGCAGCGGGGTGGGTCCAGCGGGGGCCTGTGGGAAAAATGCGCCCATCAGGTCAGCGCCGGTGTTAGTCACTAACGGGGTGGGTCGGGGTGCTGGTCCCTGGAGTGGGGGTTGTGGTTCCGGCCCATACATTGGCCCAACTGGTGGTGTCGCCGCTGGTGGTGTCGCCTCACCCGGCACAAAGTTCTTCCACCACGCATCCTCTCCCGGCGCAAATGCCTGCCACCAGGGGGCAGTGGGGGATGGACGTAACGGGGCACTGGTGGCGGGTGCACCACGGGGGACAGTGGTGATGGGGGAATGGGGCAATACCGCACCCACCCCGCCCTGGATCGCCGCGCTGGCCAACCTGTCCTTTGACCCCCAGTCACCCTCGCCGCCAAGGTAGCCTAGACCAGTTTGCAATGCGGTACGCACCGCCCGTCCCTTAGCCGCCCCGGCCCAGTCACTGAGACCCCCGACAACAGCTTGTGTCACACCCTCAGTGCCGGGATCACGTCTCTCCACCCCAGGGACAGGCGTCTCCATGGCACGCTTGGCCGCAGCCAGCCCACCCTGTGCGGCACCACTGGTGATCATGGCCCCCAGCTTGGTGGCGGGACGGACGATACCGCGTGCGACACCTGTTGCCCCGGCATATTGGGCAATCTCGGGGATAAGTTCACCGACGAATTGACCAGTCTGTGAACTCATGGACGGCTGGGGCTTCTCACCAGTGACGAGGTTGGACAGGCCCATGGATGGCTGACCGGTGATCCAATCCCCCGCCGATTGAATGTCCTTGCCTACCCATGATGGATGGGCGTAGGATGGCGCATACTCGCGTAGACCGGCGGCGATAGTGTCCTCTAGGTCACCCACTGTCCGCCCAACCCCAGTAATGGCCCCACCAACCACACCCCGTCCAAAGTCGCTAGACCCGGTAATGAGGTCACGTGAGAGTTGTGCCCCCCTGCCAATGATACCGGGACTAGCCTTGGGTTTGGCAGTAGTGGTACGTGGGGCATCCTTGGCACCTTGTGGCACCACGTAGTCGTCATATCTACCGGGGAACTTGGCCTGCATCTTGCGGACGAGGTCGGCATCATCTGGGAATTGAGTATCCAGCTTCCCCCCGGCGGCGGCGCGGAGTTTGCTTGCTAGCTCGTGGTAATCCTGTGCCATTATTGATTCCCTTCCAATAGCTCGTTGACATCGGCAAATATCTGCTCGTCCTCAGCCGCCTCGTCACCCCCACCACCACCAAGTAATGCGGCGACATCGGCCTGCATCTGCGGGGTGAAGTTAGCAGTAGTACCGGGACGGGTGGGGGTGGTGGTACCAGGGGTGGTGGTGCGGGTGGCGGTGTCTGGTACACCCTTGGGAGTTTGACGGTCCCGTATAAAGCCAATGGCTGTCCCCAGGTCTATGTCACGCACATTGCGCTGTCCGGGGGCGTTGGCCAAATCACGTTGCAATAGACCCCGATTGGCATCACTAATGAACCGTGGCCAGTCGACATCACCCGTAGTTGGGTTAGTGTACCGGTGAGCGTTGTACTGGATGATGTCGCCAATGTGACCGGCGGCGAGGCGATTGGCGGCGGCAACCCCAGCACCAGCACCAGCTTGACGAGGCGGCCGCATGGAGTTGACAATGGCCCCCGCACGCCTGATCTCCGCGATGGCCGCATCACCCCTTGCCTTGTCGGGGTCAGCCAGTGCCCGTAGGATCTTATCCATAGTGGAACCAGCGGGAACATTTGGTGGGTTTGCGCCATTGTACGCACGGTGGATGGCCGCCTGTTGGGCCGGGGTTAGCTGGCCACCAGATAAGTCATTGAGTATGCCGACTAGCTTTTTGCCTGCTTCGAGCTTGGCTTCCGGGGTACTGAGGACAGGGGCCTTGGGGTTGGCGTATGACTCTGGTGGTTGCCCAGGCTTGCCACGGATGGCTACCCCACCTTCTGGGATGTTATGCCACTTGTCGCGTGCAGTTTCAGCGATAATCTTCTTGGTCTGGGCGTCTATACCCTCGTTGACACCACGTTTTTGATAGTACGCACCACGTTGTCTCAAATAGTCGGCATAGGCCAATGCCCGTTGACCCTCGGCACTGCGCTTCTCACCCTCAGTGAGTTTGTCGTAGTACTTCAGCCAGTACTCCTCACCAGCGGCGATTTGACTAATCACCTGCCCCGCGTATTGGCCTTGAGTGGCTCTATCGTAGTCCTTGAGACCCAGGTATGTATCTAGTCCCTGGGCGTAACCGCGTGCGGCGTCCTTGAATGTATCACCGGTACCGGGTTGCGAGGCGCTGTGGAAGGCACTGGATAGCATACGTGACATCTTCTCACTACGGGACATACCGGGGTAGGGGCGGAGTTGTTGATACAGAGCGGCGCGGTCAACTGGTGTTGGCGGCTGGAGACGGCGTGCCGGTGGTGGTGGGGTGGTGGTAGGGAGTTGACCACTACCCCTGACTGGTGGGGTGGTGGGTAGTACCTGGTCCTGGGCCTCGCGGGTAGCTTGGGCATATTCACCGGCAGTGTCCCCACCACCACCACCACCCTTACCCATGGGCGGGATGGTTGTCGATGTTGGCGATGGTGGTGGGACAACTTGGGCACTGGCCTGTCTATAACTTACAGGGGTTGGCGGTAACAGGACATTGGGGGATGAGACGCCACTTGGTTCATCGCCCTCGGACATTGACTCCAACTGGTCATCACCACCACTATAGCCGAACCCACCTGGGTATAGCTGTTGCAACATGGCCAGGGAGTTGTCTTGGTCGTCGTCAGTGTAGATGCCGCGCCTGTAGTCAATGGCCATGTGGTCCTCTGTTAGTGACTAACAATTGTACCGCCATTGCCTAGTCGTTGCCATAATAGCCCTCGCCGTAGGGGTCATCGCTTGGCATCCTGGTGCGGTTGGACCCAGTAGTGGTACCACCACCTGCCTGCCCAGTGCGGCGGTTCTTGAAATAATCACTCGCCGCCCCACCAACACTACCGGCTAGGTTGCTCACTAGGCTGGAGAATGACCCACTGTTGGCGTTGGCGCGGTTGGCATTGGCATTGTAACCAGCGGCGGCTTGATTACCGGCACCAAGGGCGGTACGGATACGGTCGAGGTTGCGTTGAAATGCATCATTGGAGGCTTGACCAATGCGATCTGTGCCACGGTCTTTACGTGCGAGATCAGCGGTGGTGAACCCCATGCCGACATTGTACTGGCGTTCACGTAACTGGTTTTGATATTCGCGGTCCTGGTTACGCCGGTCAGCCAGTCCAGTAGCAATGGCAAGGTCACCACGGCTATTGGTCAACCTGTCGGTGGCGGCGGCAATACGTCCCGCGTAGACCTCGTTGGCCTTGTCCTGGTAGCGGTAGGTGTTGTTGAGATTGAGGTTGGTGTTGCGGGTGTCCTCGGCAATGCGGCGGGTGGCGGCAGTGTCGACCGTGCCACGATCAATGGCACCGCGATCCAGTATCAACCCACGCCGTATTGCCTCGTCTGCTGTAGACAAGTTGATGTCCTTGCCCATCTCGTCCCTGCTAATGCCCAACCCGGTGTCAAGCACATTCTTGGATATCCCCAGTCCAGTGTCGAGCACCCTGTTGCCGATACCTAGTCTAGTGTTGAGTACATTGCCAGCAAGGTCGTAACGCAGGCCAGCCTGTTTCTCGGCACCAGCGGCGAGTGCATCGTCTACGGCACGACTACGGCTTGCCTCGACCCGGCTGGCCATCGCATTGTAGGTGGGGTCAGTGGATGATAACCCCGCGCGGCGTGCTCTGAATGCGGCATCGGCGGCGGCAGGGGCAAATGCACGACCCACTCTCGCACTGGTGGCATCGGGGGCGAAGGCGCGGTCGATGGCGGCGTTGGCGTCGACCTTGTACTCATTCTCCAGGGCACCAGTGGCACCGGTTTCGTACTTTTTCAGGGCACCCGTGGCGTCGGTTTTGTATTGCCCAAGCTGACCACGCTGTTCCTTGAAACCCTCGCCCATGCGACCGCGTAGTTCGCCGTAGAGTTTCTCGTGAATTGCTCCTGCGGCGTCGAAAGTGGACCCCGTCATCTCCAGGATCTTCTTCTCGACGTCGTTGATGGTGCCTATGACACGGTTATTGGAGTCACGTATTAGACCCTCTGCCGCATCAAATGTGGCACCTGCCCCAATGCCCATCTGGTCGAGAATGCTTGACACATCCCCCCAGGTGGTCTCGGCGTTGGGACCGTTTTGGAACCGCTCCTGTAACTGGGTCGTCTCCTGTCGCCGCGCATCACTTTGCCCGGTGTCTTGGATGACCTCACTACCCCGCTGGACAATGTCGCCGGGAGTGCCATACCCCTGGTCAGACATTTCCTGGATCTTGGTGGTATAGGTTCCCCACAGTTGTCGGGCACTCTCCTCATCGAGGTTGGCGTCGCCCAGGAGTTGCTTCATGATGGCATGAAACTCGGCGGGCATGGCCTCGGCCTGTTGGGTCTCCTTGTTCTTGCCCCCGCCAAAGAGCTTGAACAGGAATGGCACGGCGGCGGTGATGATGGGGATTACGGCAGCGGCCATAGGGGATGTGGACTCCTTGGGGTTAAGTATATACTACTTAGTCACTAACTTGGGGTTGCGGTCCACCCACGTGCCGCTGTGGATGTCGATCTCGAACGTGTCGCCGACCTTGTATTCGAGACGCTTGGCATTAATGTATCTAGTGTACTCATCCATCTTGGCCTGCTGCTCGGCCTGAAGCCGGAGGATGGTGATCTCGATGACACGTATGCGGTCAATGAGTAGTAGATGTTTAATCTGATCATTAGGCGAGACGGCAACAGGTTTAGGGTCACCACCCTCCTGGGCAAGCAGGGCAACAGTGGCCAGTAACAGTAGCGGTCGCATACAGTTGGTCACTAACAGGTGCGGTTGATGACAATCCCACCCCGCATGGTGAGGGTACAGCCACTGACACTAAAGACGCCATCTATGCCCACATAATTGGTACCACTCTGGGTGATGGAGTAGTAGGTGGTGAAGTTGGCAGTGCCGCTCGATATCGTATTACCACTGCTGCTGGTGATGCTGAACGTAGTGGTGCCTGCGCCGGTAGAGCCGGGGTCCACGGCATTGCGTATCGTAAGCCCCCCGGCAGATAGAGTACCCCGTAACAGTGCCGTGGGGCCGGTGCTGGCATAGACGTAGTAGGCGCTGGTGGCGTGGACGCTGTTGGGACGGCCACTGGTTGGTAGTCCAATATCGCCACCGCCATCAGTCGTCCAGCGGAGGTTGCCGTTGACTTCCAGCTCACTGTTGATCAGCACGTCGTTCTCGACCAGGATCTTGTCAAAAGGAGTGCCGCTTGAATCGTAGGTACTCAACCTCCAGTTAGCCGAAGAGGTGGCGGTGTCGGTAGAGCGGTTGACGGTGATGGCGACTAGGTTTTTGTTGGCCCCGCCGATACGGGCTTGATAGGATTCGCGCGAGACGGCATCCCCAGTGACGACATTAGCGGGGACGGCTTCAGTACCACGAGCACGTCGTACCGCCCATTCTACAAGGTCAGTGGCAGTGTTGGACCACACGCTGGACTGGTGGATGTTGTAGCCGTCGTGGGTGGCGGTGATCCACTCACTACCACCGGATGGTGCACAGATGTCGAAGCGTAACGGGATAGAGTTGACGCCATCGCCATCGACGACAGTGGCCCCACGCTTGAGACAGTAGTCGACCACGCCAATAGATGGTGGGAGTACCATGCGGTACGACGTGGACTGTGAGACGACAGCACGGATGGAGGCGTACTCCAGGCCAAATGTCTTGCTCTCGCGAAAGCGCAGTTCCCCCGTGTTTGACCCCAGTGGTGGTGGGTCAGGTAATATCTCCACTGGTCCCTGCCACGAGTACTTCACTGTCCCTTGCGAGTAGATGGGGTTAGTGACTAACAATGCCAATGCCACTATGGCACATAGCCGCGATAACTTAACATGGTCCATTTGAGTCCTATTGCTGTAAAGAAGAATAAGTTCCGCGCCCCGGGTACATCATTGATTGTAATGGGGACACTGGTATCAAACGTCCCACCCCATTGTAACCAGTACGACGCGGTGGGGGATGCGCCAATGGGGATGGTGATGTCGACAGTGAGGAAATCCCCGTTCTGGGCCGGTGCAGCATGGGTGATGGTGGTCATCCCGGCGGCGAGGAGGATAGTGAGGGAGTAGAGGCTAGTACTATAAATGGTTGGGGGTGGGGCAGTGATGGGGACTAGTGAGCCAATCATGGGGATACGGGCAGACTCACTACCGGTGGTGGCGTTGTAGGTCGACACAAACACACTGTCCCCAACCAAGCCGTCGTTGATGTACAGTTGGTCGGCGTGGACCTGTCTCACTAACTTGTCGTCACCGTCACCGGGGGCATAGACCCTAAAGTGCGTGTACATTCCTGGATGTGATGGGTGAGGTGGGGTCCAGCTTAGTATTTGGCCACTACCACGTACTTCACGCGGCTCACTGGGGGCGACACGGGACAGACGGGCGGCGCGGTCGAGTTCAGCCAGTTGCCGTTCGACCTGTCCCCGTTGACTCTGTGTGTAGCCTCGCTCGGTTGGCATGTGGTTAGTGACTAACTACGGGCGGTGTGGGAGGATACTGCCGCCGCCGCTGCCGACTCCCAGTTGGCGCGACAGGAATAGCAGGATAACGATTAGTAATATCCCGCCCACGATCCAACGGATGGGCTGCGGTATGGCATAGGTAATACACACCCAGTTGAGTCCATAGGCGACTACACAGAACAGGATGATGTAGACGATGAGCATGATAAGTTGATCCATTACTGTAACCTGATCCTTCCTTTTGACAACACAAAGCCAATCTTCCCCACGATGCCTACCATGGTTTTGACTAATGGCAACCGCCCGTATTGATACATGGTGGGGTAGTGGGTTTCCACGGCGTCGGCGACGAGACGTATACGCAGTTTCAATGTGAAGACAGAGCCAAGTAGGGCTTTCCCCACTGCCACCATGTAGTTGGCCGCACTGAAGATGGCGCTGGTCATCACATTGGGTATACCAGTGGCATCTAGTGGCTCCTGGTGGTCGCGCCACGCGTGGATGGTGAGGTTGCCACTTCGCACATCACCATGAACGTGGGTCTCGGCCACATTGCCAATAGAGGACGGGTCGCCAAAGTCCATCCAATGTGATTCGTATTCACCAGTACGGCGGGTGGGTGTACCGGTGACGCCGACCACGACATCATCACGTACCAGTTCACGTCCCATGGGGTCATCTGGTTGACCAGCGGCAGTGAACAGGTCACGGTTGCCCAGCATGTGGTACCGCTTTGTTCCCTGATCCATGAGGGACTTGCCACCAGTGAAGTCGCCATCCGCACTATACCCTTGCCCTGTCACAAAGTCATGCACCCACTCGGTGCCGTCGTCAAAGAACAACTCGTACCTGTCGATCATGTTTGGCGGGTCGAAGGTGTGGGTGGCGAAACGGGATACTTTGCCGCGTAGTTTGTCCTGGTATGGGCGAGAGAGGATGTCGATGGCGCCGCTCTCGTTGAGGACGACGATCTCACCATTCTGTGTCTCCCAGATTGAGCCGTGGGGTGTCCGCTCACAGTAGGTGTAGAGGTTGTAGATGCCATAGCGGCCAGGGATTTCGGTGAATGAATGGCGCTCGTCAATGTCCTCGTAGACGATGTAGTTGGTGGTTTGCGTAACGACATGCAGTGACCTCCCCTCTGGTGAACGGGCACCCCAGATGGGTTGTTCACTGTTGGGGGTGGCCCTAAAGTTGTCGAGTGGCCATGCGTGCTCAGGCGCACCTAGAAAGAAGGTTTCACTGACATCACTGGCGGCCGCAGACCATACAATACCTGCTAGATAATGTGTTGGCGGCACATAGCTGAAGTCGGGCATCAGGGGCGACTCCCCAGCGCCCGGTAACAGTGCCCCATAGATGCGACCTTCTACATATGCTATCCAGCGCATAGGCCGTGGTGGGAAGTTATCTACTGGGGCCTCCTTGAATACATCCAGCACGTAGTTGGGTATCTGCTTGGACAACTCGGTGATGTCCTGGGTAATCGGCATGGTGGGGTTGGCCGGGTCCATCATGAGGTAGCCGACCTCGGCGTTTTGCAGGTCGACTGTCGCATAGAACACAAACTTCTGCGCCCCCTGCTCGTAGGCAGAGTGGAAGTTCATGTGGATGCCGTTGAGGAAGTTGAATTGGATGCCTAAGCTGGTCCCTGGGCCAAGGGTACCGGCGTAGACGACGTTGGAGAAATGATATGTACGGGTGTTGAACAAGCCAACATAGAATGAGACGCTGTTGACGATAGTGACACCACCAGCGACATAGGTTGATACTACTGGTGGGACAGAGATGTCACTGACGTAGCAGTCCAGGCCAAGGAACATTAGCTGGTTGACGTCGACGAGGTAGATGCTGAATGGGGGGTAGGAGCCGCTGGTTTCGTGGCGCAGACCCAGGCCATTGTACAGGACGATACCCTCGTTGGTGTTACAGGTGGGGGCCGGGTTGGTGCGGCAGTAGGACCCACCGAATAACTGGTTGATGTTGAGTATCAATGTCCCGCCCCAGGTTTCCAGTACTATGGACCACCACTCGACGACGGTACCGGTCACCTTGAGCATGAGGTGGTGCAGGTAACCGACCACGCGCGGATCGCGGTACTCCTGGAATTGCTTCCATAGGCCACCCGCGAAGGTCGCACGCCACTTACGCCCACCAAATAGGCGTAACCACAGTGAGCCATCGACGCTGGGCATGATGCGGAAGTTGTGGCAGTGGACGGCGGCGGGGAGTGGGGCACTGGGGTTGACTTGGGTGACGACGCCAGTGAGGGGGATGTAGACGGGCGGTTTGGAGTCAGCCATGGGGGTTAGTCACTAACTGTCGCCTAGTTTGACCCCACCATGTGGTAGCCGCGTGGGGAGGCTTGCATAACTGGGTCTAATGTCTCCAGCGCGGCATAGAAACGTTTCATCTGCCGCTCGAAACGGGTGTCATTATTCCCTGCCTCCCTATCCCCGTAGATGTAGGCGCGGTGGAAGATGGACAGGATGGGGATGAGTTGATTGGGAATGTAGAGAGATAGGTTGGTGTCGGCCCAGACGCCTAATGGGTGGGCGGGGATCATCGGGCGCTGGACGTAGGTGATACGCAATGTCAACCCAGCCACGGCGGGACAGTTGAATACAATGACTTTGTAGTCACCCTCAGAGTCATCACCTGGGGGAAGTTCTGGGATCAGGGCGGCGGCAATGCGATATGAGGATGGGTAACCTGGCTGTGGGTGCGGGAAGTCGGCGTGGGCGTTGTGCTCTGTGACTGCGGCAATGGCGGGTATCCCATTGTTGGGGACAATCTCGTACCCGGCCCACTGGATGTTGTTGCCCAGGATGGGGGCACCGGTGATGAATGCGCCATGCGGCTCGATGGTGAGGACATCCTGTGGTAGGACGATGCGGTTGTCATTGACTGGGATGGGGATGGAGAGGGTGGTGGTGTTGAAGTAGCCCTTGCCGTGCCGGTTGTAGACCTCATTGGCAAACTGGGGCAGGATGAGGTACCAGAATTGCCAATCATGGGGGTAGCCGCCAACCGCGGATTCGTCGTAGTTGACGAGATTCTTCCAGTAGGACGAGTAGAGCATTGACGGCTACCTCCCGCGTGACATTAACTTGCCTATTGTACTACTTGCGTTTACCTGCCTTGGATCTACGGGCCTCCTCCAGCATGACATTGTCGTTGTCATCATCCTGGGGTGGGCGCATGAGTTTGGTGGGGTCGGCTACGGCGTCACCAGCTTCACCAAGGGCGTCACCACTAGACATGGCGTCCAGGTCGACATCCGGGTCAACCGCAATGTTGGCAGTCTTGTCGCCACTGAGTTTGGCAACCATGGTGCGGAGGCGCGATAGTTCGGTCTCCTGGGCGGCGAGTTGCTGTTTCTGCTGGCGAATAAGTGGGTTCAATGTTGCTGAGACGTCGCCAACTATTTTGTCAGCCATCCGTTGGGCCTGGGTCTTGGTGGCCTCGACCATCTCTTCGGCGATGAGGATGGAGGCGACCCCACCTTCGGCAATCTCGGCCTCGCGGGAATCGTCCAGGGCCTTGATCCACAGCGGGTTGTTGGTACGCAGGACGCCCAGTGAGACATTGTGGCCGGGGGCGATGGTTTTGGGGACCGTCATGAATCTCATTTGTGCCGTAATGATGGAGTCCTTGCCTTGCGGGGTGGGCTTGGGGTTGACGAAGTGGACCTGCTTAGTGAGACCGGGGTATGTCAGTGAGTAGTATTCACGCATGGGTAGACTACGCCCATGGATCATGGGGTCGACCAGAGACAATATTGACAATCCATACGACGGGTTGGCCAAGTAGTCGGCGACGACGGTGTCTGGGATGGTGGCGGTCATGAGTTGCGGTGCTCCTTTTAGTGACTAACTGTTGCGGTGATTGATTGCCATTGAATGCCATTGAAACATCTGGGGGCGGGTCGGCACCGCATATACCTCCCGCCCCCGCTCGAAACGTGACTGGCACTGGGGAGAACAGAACCACGTGTTGCCAGTGTCGCCCAGTCACGGCGAGATGGTGACTACGCCATTGTCTACTTCTTGGACTTACCCTTGCCCGCCTTGTTCATGGCGATGGCAACCGATTGCTTGCCTGGGTAGCCCTCGTGGCGTAGTTTGGATATGTTACTGGAGACTGTCGATTTGGACGACCCTTTCTTGAGTGGCATGATGTGTACCATGTACTCTAGAACGGGGCCGTGTAGTCGGTGACGTTTTGCAGCACGCCGTGCTTCTTTTCGTGGCGCACTTTGAGTCCACAAATCATGCGGGTTTGATCGACCCAACGTCCCGCGCCGTCCTTGATGACATCTTCCATGACGGTGGGTTCGCCGTAGGAGGCGCCATTGCCTTGGAGGAAGACGATTTCGACATTGGCAAAGTCGACCGCAAAGGCGATGTGACCAAAACCACGGGTTTGTCCAGTGAGGGTCTCAAGGGTCTTGTCGTGAATGAGACGTAGATCGCCAAAGCCGGTTTGAACCATCCTGGTCTTGACGCCGTACATCTTCTCGGTGGGGCCGACCATCAAGAACTGGTGTTGCCATGCGTTGATGGCGTTGATGATCATGGCGGGGCAGAGGAGACCCAGTTCAGATTGGGAGTCGTGGTATTGGAAGACACGTTCGCAAAAGCCCAGGAAACCCTTGTAGGTCAACAGCCCACCGGCGTCGACGACATTGGTGACAATCTCACTGCGGAGGCCGGCCATCGACCGCATTTCACCGTTGACGTCATTGAGGTCCTGGAATGCCTTACCCCAATACGCGGTGCGGTTGTAGTCCAGCTTCATCTCGTTCATCATCTTGGACTGGAGGTCGTCGCGTAGACCTTGGGGGGAGGCGTACTGGTTTGATGCCGCCTGTTCCAACGTAATGCGCTTCGTCTTGCTGAAGTGCTGCATGTACGTGGTCTTGGTCATGGCGATGGTGGACTTGCTGTCGGGAGCAGCCGCACCTTCGTTCATGGCCGGGCCGTTGATGGACAGGGCACTGCCGTTGGCGATGGCCGCCGGGGTGGTGCCAGCGAAACCGCGTGTCACGGTAAGGACATTGGTGGCGGGGTTGTTGGCGGTGACCCGTACCAGTTCCCCGTGGGCGACAGTGGCATTGGCCGGTGGGAAGTAGAGGACATCACCGGGGACGACAACCTTGCTGTCTACGAGGGTGAACGAGGTGGCCACACCGTCGGCGACAGCCGCCCCCATGATCACCCACTGGGTCATCCAGTCGTCTTCTTTCCACTCGATGAGGGTGGAGGACTGGCCCTTTTTGCGGGACTTTTTGAGGCCCTCGATGAGGAGAGTGGTCAATGGGGCGATATCGGGGCGAATGAGCATTCCGTCTACTCCGACGACACGCACGTTGTCGGATGCGGCAAACATCTGCTGGGTATGGCGATTACCCAGGGCGTAAGAGATGGGCATGGAGGACTCCTGTGATGAGAGATTTGGCGTTAGTAACTAACTAAAAATGCTGGTCGACTTGTTCGCAGCGATACGGAGGCGTTCCGCATCGGGGTTAGCGAATCGGCGCTGACTGGATGTCGCACTGGCATTGGCACCACCATTGGCGACACCGGCACTACGTTTGGCAATGATACTCGCGGCGGCTTTGGCGGCGGCAGTGGAGACAGTGGCACCTTTGCGTACCAGGGCTGTGGCGGCGGCGACCTTGGCGGTACGGGATTGCGACGAGGCGGCGTTACTGCGGGCTGAACGTGGCGCGAGATCGTGGGCTAGACGAATACGGTCAATCTCTAGCAACACTGCGCGGCGCTCGGCAGGAAGGTCAGCGTATTCCGGGTTTTCACTCAACCGGGAGACGCGCTGAGCAATCCTTGGATCAGACTTGAGGACTGCGACATACGCGGAGGGCCTGCCGTCCTTGGAGGGCTTGACGAACTCGGCGATGTCGGGGTCTGTCTTTTCCAACTTACTGAGTTGCACTATAGCAGACCTCTCGGCGGCTTGTCTACCGCGATAGTGGGCGGCGGTGGCATTGAGATGGTCGAATTGGGCAAGTTTTGGGGTGACGTCAGCGAGGAGTTTCTCACGCAGCCAGTCCAGGACAACGGGCGACTTCATGTTGTGGACGAAGTCCTTGGCGAACTCGTAACGTCGGTGTTCCCGTAGTTCTTCAAAGGCACGGCGGCGCTGGGGTGCGCTGAGATTGGCATCCATCGAGTCACTGTAGAGTTGTGCCTCCACGGTGTAGTGTTGCGCGGGGTCCATCACGATGGGGTCGGCATTGTCATCGGATGGCGCAGGGCGGGTGGGTGGTGGCGGGGTGGTGGTGGGGGTAGTGGGGGCGGTCAACTTGGCACGTTCGGCCTTGATTTCCCGTTCCAACTCGGTGAGGCGGCTGTCGTCGGGGGTGTCACTGGGGGTGTCGTCGACAGAGGTTTCAGCAATGGTGGCCATCACCTCCTCGATCACCTTGACCTGCTTGGGGGTGAGGTTGTCGAGATCGTACCCTAATTCGTCGGCGATGGTGGCGCGCTGGGTGTCGGCAGTGTCAGGGTCACCAGTGGGGGTGGCGGTGGCGGGCTTGGATGGCTTGGTTGCGAGTTCCTCCTCACCATCTATGGGTTCACCATCACCAGTAGTGCCATCACCATCATCGTCCTGTTGTACCGCCCCTGTCCCCTCCTCCTGGGGGTCTTCCAACACGTTGTCGCCGCCGACTTGCTTGATCTCATCCATCGTGGTGGTACCCGTGGGATTGCCAAATGTTTGCATTGCCATAATGTGTCTCTGTTCTCCTTGATACTTAGTCACTAACTGTCGCTTACTGTAACACGATTACAATATCCCGCGTATGGCCAGTTCTTGCGCCATATACATCTCCAGGTCCTCCAACAACTCGCCCAGGAGGTCGAACTTGGCGGCGTGGACAGTGGCCTTGTTGTGGTCGCCCGACAATGCGGCGGTGGCCATCTCGGCAACGGCTTGGCTACTACGGGACTGGATATAGTCGTCCAGGAACGGTCTAAGTGAGCGGTACACCTCCCCGACTCGCAAGCTGTCCCTCCAGTTCGACCCCACCCCCTGCGACATTGCCTGGGAGTTGTAGTCCTGGGACAGTGATTGGTGGTATCCCATTGGGTTTGCCGCCGCCTCCTCCGCCGGGTACAGGGGAAGTGGGATTTGTATTGGCCGGTCCCTGTCCAGGTTCACTGGGTGGACCACTGTTTTGTTTGCCATCGGCTGGGCCTCCTTTACCGCCCATTAGACCTTGTAATGCAGCCATGGGGTTGGCTTGAGCAGGTGAGCCGGGGGGTGGGGGCGGGATCATCAGGCGTTCGATATCCTTGCCCTTACCCATAGCCTTCAACACATCCTTGATCGCCTCGTCGATGTGCATCTTGTCCGGGTTTTCCTTGGCCAAGCCGTAGACCAAGTTGGCCTCGTTGACCTTGTTCATCTTGGCGTCGGGGAACATGGAGGTGGAGTCGACAATGATTTCCCCATCATCCTCGTAGTCCTCGGGTTCCATGGTGACCATTGAGGTTTCGACGTCTTCTAGCTGGGACGACTGACCTGTCATGAGATGGTATTGGCCAAGATCCAATGCGAGATCCTCGTTGAGTTCACTACGTAACAATTCGCGCATCATCTCGCAATCTTCGCCGATCTTTTGGACAAACATCGATGTCGTCTGCCCAGACATTATCGCGGCATTGCGGTCCATGATACGGGCACCCGTGGCGGTGTCGTTTTGGTTGGGTTGCAACTCAGCCATGTTGCTCAAGTTGTTGTCACCCACTGTGGATGAGATCAACTTCATGGACGACTCGTCAGTGTTCATGGACGACAGGGCAGAGGCAATGGCTGGACCAGATTGCTCGAAGCCGAATGACTTGCCACCGCCACGGGTGTAGACGACCCGGAAGCCGCTGGTGTTGCGGGTGAAGAACTCGGGGTTTGACCATAGGGCGGCGTCATCAGTCCACAGCAATGGTCTACTAATGGCGTCGATGAGGTCGTGGCGTTGGAAGAACGACTGGGCATACATGTCGGCCAGGGAGACGATGTGATGCGCGGGAGAGTCACCAGGACCCCCAAGGATGTTGTCGACAATGCGGAGTTCGGTACGTGCAATCTTGCCATCGCCAATTAGATAGGGGTAATAGAAGTGGCCTAGCCAGATGTCGCCGCATTTGTATTCGACAGTGGCATCGTCACCACCACGGCCAGGGTATTCGATTTTATGGATGGACCACCGCACCTCGATGTCGTCACTGTTGACACTCTCATTCGCGGGGTTGGTGGCCGCAGAACGTTTGACAAGGTTGTACATGTTGAGACGTAGGCGTTCACTTTGTGTGCCAATGCCACGGGGTTCACCGTTCGGCTTGTCGGTCATCACCAGTTCAATCCGACGGGCGAGGTCGGGATCGTAGTTGCCATCTGGGAGTTTATGTCGCTCGTACAGTTCCTGGAACCACTCAATGCCGACACGCATGTACTCACCCACGTAGGCACAGGTAGAGAGGGTGTCGAACTCTGGCTCGGGGAAGATGTCGCCGGGGAAGGTGTACTTGACACTGGGGCCAACGTAACCGCGTTCGTCGTAGATAATGCGTAGCCTACCCTTATGTCCATATTGTTGGGCGAGGACAGGGATCGCTTGCAATGCGGCATCATCCATGGCCTCCTCGTCATTGGGGTCGAGACTGGCGGCATTGGCAATGTCTTCAATAATAGGTACCAATTGAGGTTCGTAGGTTTCCAGGACTGCCGCAATCATGTCGTCGGTCATGCGCTCTGGACGTACTAGGCGTACCCGTTTGATGGTCGTATCATCCCAGCCCCAGCTATTGGGACCCCAACCGGTGATCCAGGCACTAGTGAGGGTCTTGTTGACGACACGTGACTTGCGTTGGGCCTTGTCGTAGAAGTACATGTATGAGGCAGAGAGACGGTCGGCACGTGCAGTGTCTTGGGATCGACAGGTGATGATGGGGACGTTGGCGTTGACACGGGCGACCATGCGCTGGCAGGCATTCCATAGGACGGGTAGACCATCTGTGCGATCCTGGCGCTTGATACGGGATGAGGCTTGGCGTAGAATGGCGACACTGTCACTGGCGAATGCCCCGTCTAAATTCATGGGTGGGGCAATGGTGGGGTCATTGAGTGTGATGGGTTGGCGATAACCACTATACGACTCCCAGGTTCTCTCCCACATTGGCCAGTAGTTCAACTCCAGCCATGACTCACTACGGTGGATGCGGTCATCCATATTGCGGGCGCGGTCCTCGTCGTGGTCCTTGGTGGAGAAGTCACTGTTACCCGTGGGAGTATATGGCCCACCACCGGCGACATCTACTTGTTCTTGTGTTGTCATGTGGTCTCCTTGTTAGTGACTAACTCGCCAGACGGGATGTTGCAAAGTGTTCGGTTGTGGTAAAGCGGGCCGAGGCCATCATCTCGGTGTAGAATATGTTACCACTCAGTAGATATCTACAGTTGTCCAGCATGTGGGTGCGGAATTGAGACACCCGCTGGGTGAGGTCCTTAGATGGGGATGACGACGTCTCGGCGTAGCGATGATTACGGAACTCGGCGCGCAGCTCAAGTAGGGATTCGGCAATAAATAGCCTGGGCCTAACAGTATGACGCCAGGGCTTGGGTTCCAATAGTTCGTCGATCTTGTCATTACCAACCGCATGTGACTTGCGCGGGTCCTGGCAGTAGATGCCATATTTGCGGTACTCGTCATAGATAAATAAATCTGGCGTCCCTTCCCCTGATATGCGAAACCCCTTGCCGGCCTGGTCCATAAGACGCGATACGATGCGTTCACCACCATCCCGGTGAGTGTAGGTGTACATTTCGTATGGGGTGCCGACGTGTTGACCCACAATTTCGTTGCCTTCTAGAAATGCTAGATACTCGGCGTAGGTGCGGACAGTGTAACGGTTACATTCATCTTCATCTCGGAGCCGTCGTCCAGTGCCGTAAACGTTACTGGGCCAGGATTCCCGATAAAAGTAGAAGTCATAATCTCTAGTAACCAACATCCATAGGGAGGCATGCTCAGTGCGTGGATGAGGATCAATGGACATGTATAGACAACCGTATTCGGGGATGGCGGTGTCTTTGATGACGTGGATTTGCTCATTGTATTTTGGGTGGACGAGTGCTCCACCTAATGCCTCGGCCTCAATCTCCATCTCACGTCTCCACATGGGTGAGCCACGCCCACCGAAGACCTTGGAGACACGTTTGAGTTTGGCCTCGTCGCGCATGGAGGGGTCACAGGAGTAGTGGACACGCAGGAATACCCAGCCTTGGGGAGAGAGATGTTTGGTTAGGCCGGGGATTGGCCCGGTGACTTCACCACCAAGCGATGGGGTTGGGACGAGTAGGCCACTGAGTCCAACCTTAGATAGATCACTGCGGTCGAAGAGATGGGCATAGTTGTAGTCGTCCTGGTGTAGTAATTGATTGTACGACCATGGTACTTGGCGGCACTCTTTCCATACCTCGTTGAGTGGGCCGGGTTTGGCGGTGGCGATGAGCCAGATGTAGGGGGTTTTGGCGGCCAGGGCATTGGTGACACACTCCAATAGCTCATCCTCTAGGGATGCCTCGTCAAAAATATATACTGTACCGTGCTCGAAACGTATCTTGTCACTACCACTGGCGAAGGCGGCAGCACTACTGCCATTGGGGAGATTGCATTCCGCGTATGACTGGCTGTAGAGGTCAAGGGTCAGGTCGCCCAGCCAGTGTTTGCGTAGACGGTCCGTGGAGTTCATGAACAACACCTTGATCTTCTCGATGATCTTGGCGGCACGGGGTTGGTCGGCACTTTGGACGACTACACGGGTGTCGGGTTGGGTGGCCATCATATGGGCGGCGAGACCGGCGGCGGTCCAGGACATCATGAGGGTGCGGGACTTGTAGGCGGCATGGATGATGGACTCGCCACGTGGGGGTCTAACCATGAGGTCGTCGGCGATGTAGTCAAAATAGGGGGAGAGTGGGAAACCTTTACGACTGTTGGAGTCCTGTTCGTCGACGGTTTTGGTGCCATTGCGTAGCCAATACATGGCCGATTTGGCACTATTGTCCAATGACTCGCGGTAGATGAGTTCATCGGTTAACTCGGCAATGCTGGTGGCTAGCCGTACGTTGTCGAGCGCCGGGAGTGGGATGAAGGTGTCGGCCATTTAGTCACTAACTGGTGTGACATCAATTATACCTTTGACCCCCGATGCACGTAACGTCCCACCGGCTTGTTGGACGAGTTCGAGGAGCCGTAACTTCAGGTCGTCGGTGGAGAGGGCGGCTAGTTTGTCGCCGATTTCGTGCTCGACAACAGCCTTGGATGGGTGGTTGGCACCGAGGACATCGAGTAGTTTGGCTGCGGCCATTGTCCTAGTTCTATGATCGGCTGTGAAATGGGGGTTGCCACCCCTGTCATAGGTCACACGCTCGGCAATCATGGCGTCGTCCAGGACAGCGAATGCCCGTGCAATACGTACCCCAACGAGTGCCGCCACCTCCTGGGCCTTGAGGAACATGGCACGTTCCATGGTGGCCTGGGCGACCAGACGTCCATTGCGAATACGTTCACGTAGATAAGTGGAGAGTTCGGCTTCTGGGATACGAAAGCGGATGGCGAGGGCGGCGATGTATTCGTCAATGTTATCGGCGGCTGGCGGGTAGGCGGCAGTGAAGTCGTCAATGGTGCGTGACCACCTGGGACTAGATGACCCCACTGCCTTACCCGCCCCGTTGGTGGACACCGTGGGGGAGGTGACCAGGAGAGAGTTACGAGAGTTGAGTTTAAGTGCCATGCGGTGGACCACTTAGTGACTAACTATGCCGATTTGCCAAATACAAGCTCCTGGTGAACCACCATCCGTGGGCCAAGTTCCACCTCACCAGTGCCGACATCATACATATAAGTACGGCCATACATGTCGGGGCCTTGCGAGTAGGCGACGTGGGTGGGGGTGATGGCTTCGATCTCGCAGTAGTCGTACATCCCACTGCACATCTCGCCATTCCCATTGCCATTCTTGCCCTTGGCCTTTTTAGACTTCGCCTGGGCGCGTGCCTCCTCCATCAGGGCCTCCTGGACTTTAGCGGTCTTGGTGGCCTGATTCTCCTTGTCGGTGATGCGGACCCCGTTGGACGCATTGCTGGTGGAGGCACGCTTGGCCTCACGCCGTTCATTGCTGTACACCTCGGCCTTGGACCCAGTGGGCTTGAGACCCATGTACAGCACTTTCTCGTTCATGTCCATTTTGCTGGGCATGTGTTGATACTCCCTAGACGATAGAGTACAGGAGAGTGACACGAGATGTCAACAGGTCCCCCAAGGGGGACGCAACGACAAAGTGAGACGACAGTATTGTAACGTTTCAATCCTATGCCGGGTTAGTGACCAACTCCAGTTTGGGATGGCGCAATTGGAATACCAGATTCACTAACCATGCGGCATCGGCGACACGCACGGGGGTGGCGGTTTCGATAGCGGCGGCAAGTGCAGCGGTTTCATCAACTTCCAGGTTGACGTCGCGGGTGCCGTAGCCGTTGGGCATTTGTTGCCAACTGTACTGCTGGCCAACAATGGTGAACCCAGTCTCCACCTGTTCCTGGTCGGTCAGGCGCACCTTGTCGAGGATACGTAAATAGATACTCGCGTCCTTGAGGCTGGTGGCGTTGTGGTTGCCCACCATGTTCCACAGGATGATGCGCTGGGGGAAGGTGACGGTGATGGACTGCATTAGAGTATCTTATTCACCACTCCCTCTACTGCCGCCTGCAATGCCTCGTCTGTGACCGCACTGCCAGCCGTTTGTACTGCGGGGTCCATGACGGTGGGTGGTTGGATCTGACCGGCGATGGCGTCCGGGTTCTGCATGGCCAGGACGGCCCACTTTTCGCGGGTATTGTGAGCTGGCACACTACTGGCTTCGATCATAATGCTGTCGGCGTACTTGAGCACCGCCACCTTGACCCTGCCCCTGAAGGTCATGTCTGACATGAGGGCTGCCGATTCTGTATAAGTCATGATATATTTCCTCTCTAAGTTGCTTTGACGAAACCACTGCCGTCAACCGATAGTGTCTTCAACGTCCCGCCCAGATACATCTTGATCACGGTATCGCTGACAGTGAACATGGCACGGGCGGCGGTGACATTGAATAACGTCCAGACACCCATTCCCGACGCTCCGACATTGATCCCCATTTTGTACTCCCTAGACACATCCTTGATGGTGATCCCCATGTCGGCGTTGCCCACGGTGCTAACGAGCCTCATCGACGCATACTGGTCCAGGATGTCCAACTTCACCCCAGGGGTGTCGGTGCCGATACCGAAGTTACCGCCGATGACATTAGTGGCAATGTTGCGCCATGCCACGTAGGCACTGACGCACTCTAGCCTCCCGCAGTTGGCAATGCCGTCGTAGTATATGCCAAAGCCGGTCTCCCCTGATGCTATGATGTGGTCGCCCCTGGCCCCCAGGACGACGTGTGAGGAGCCGACTGAGGAGATTATGGTGCCGCTTACCTCCAGCTTGTTGTTGGCCTGGGCTGGGACCGTGCCGATACCAACGTTGCCATCCGTCCCCAGGTAGAGTTGACGGACGACGCCGCCGTTGCTGTTGGCCGAGAAATCCAGGACACCGTTAGCCGAGTGCAGGCGAAACCCGGTAGGTGAGGTCGTGGTCTCGATGGTAAACACGTTGAGCAGGCCGCTGTCTTCGACTGTGAAGCGGGTGGTACCGGCGAGGTTTCTACGCACGGTGGCCTGATTCATGATGCAGATACCGGCAGCCATGTAGAGGGTTCTATCGGGATTGCTGCCGCTGTCGATATGGATCACCCTGCCCGCGGTGATGTGGTCGTAGAGGATGAAGTTGTTGGAGCCGCTGTCGCCGACGCCGATGCCGAACGACCACTTGGAACTGCTGCTGGCCGACAGGCGGATGTAGGTGCCGCCACCGCCTGGGGCGTTCATGAATAGACCTTCCGGGCCGGTGGTGGCGAGGCTGTAGGCGTTGGACAGGGAGAAGCCGTTGCCGTCGATGTTGGCGATCCAGGGGTTGTTGCCGGGGATGGTGACGTTGGTACGGCCATTGGCGATGTCGTCTACAGCGGTGACACCAGGACCCACGAGGTTGACGACGCCACGGAGAGGTAATGGGATACCGTCGTCCTGGACAATAGAGGCACCACCGGCGGGACCGATGGGACCGGGGATACCTGGGGGGCCTGGGGGGCCGGTGGCACCCTTTGCCAGGATGAGGATGTCGACGTCGGTGTTATTGGAGAAGGTGCCCGCACCACTAGATGAGACAAATTCAACGGGGGCGTAGAACCAGTCGGGCATGTTGACGGCGGGGCCGACGAGACGCCAGATTTGATAGTTGGTGGTGAGGTCCCTGGCCTGGATCATGAACTCGTCGGGCGGGGTCATCGCCATGAAGATGTTGACGACGTCGAAGCCGTCCTGGGTGATCCAGTCGATGATCAGGTTGGTGGACAGGGACTGGGTGGGGTTGTCGTATTTGAATTTGCCGGTGCCGGGGTCGCTGAGGGCGTTGTTGGTGGTGTCGACGCTGTAGGAGAAGATCGAGGCCGATGCGCCGGGAGGTCCAACTTCACCTTGTGGGCCAGCGGGGCCAGCTGGGCCTGGGGCACCGGTGGGGCCGGTGTTGTCGGCATCCGGGGTGAGCATTTGGAACGACGGTCCCCACGGGTAGTAGGCGAGTTGGACGTACTGGTGGGTGACGATGTCACCAGGAGCTAATGACACATTTATGGCGTGATCGACCTTGTAGATGGGGAGTGGCGGGAGGCCGTTGAGACTGAGGGTGACTGGGCCAGTGTTGATACCGGAGGCAAAGAAGGCGACTTGGACGTAGGGTAGTTGTTCGGTGAGTTGGTCGTAACTGGATAGGGCAGGGGATGGGTTGCCCGTGATGGTAGTCGTCCCTACGGGGGTAAAGGTGATGACACCTTGGGGGCGGGCTGGTTCTTCGACGCTGGTGGTCTCGATGGAACGGGTGTGGATACTCATGTTAGTAACTAACCGGTGCTATCGTCGCTTATTGTACTACGCCGGTCCACTGGTCGCCCGTCGACAGGACAAGATGGAAGAGAGATCCTGCCGTAACCGAGTGGACCGGCGTGTAGTTGGCCAGTGTGGTCGTCCACTCCAACACTGGCCAAGATGGTGACTAGTAAGTGACTAGCGGTTCTTACGTGCGTAGAGCGAGGTGCCCACGGTGGACTTGGGGGTCGTGGTGCTGGAGGCGGTGGCGGTGACAGGGGCATCACCGGCTGGGGGTGTGGCCGGTTGGACGGTGTGGGCGACATCGATGGATAGGGTACCATCACCGCCAATGAGGGAGCCACCAGACATGGAGAGGGTGAGGGGCATGTCGACAATGGGAGTGACACCGGGGAGGGCGGCGAAGGTGGCGGTACCGCCAGTGGCAGAGGTGAGGAAGGTGACCGGGACATCACTGGAGACGACAGTGTCGCCGCATTTGATTTGCAACATCCCACTCCCGGTATAGGTGGTGGTGCCGTAGGTGTAGGTGGCAAGGGCACTTTGGAATACCAGGGCCTCACCAGCGGCGGGTGCTGGGACGAGAGTGAGTGGGGTGGTGGATAGGGCAAGGATGTCGCTGGATGTGACCGGGGCAGTGACAGTGACTGGAGGCAATGGGGGCACTGGTGGTACATCTACTGGGGGGATGTAGTTGGTCGAGATGGTGCGCGACCCTGACACATCCTGGGTGATCATGACGGGCGGGACGGTCTCGCCCTCGCGCGGGGCCGGGATGATATACGGGTCGTCGCCGTCGCCGGTACGGGTCTGTGGGAACGGGGCGAGAGGGGTGGCGGTGACCGTGGGTGGTGCAGTGACCACTGGGGTATGGGTGGTGGAAGTGGTGCTAGGCATGATGGTAGAACGCTCCTACGGAGGAGTATACACTATTACACTATTACACGGAGTAGACACTATTACACGGAGTAGACACTATTACACGCTGAAACCGGCGGCTTTTAGTTCTGCGTTGCGTTGCTGGAAGGCGGCGGCGTCACCGTCCTTGTCGTAGTCGAATGCCCACCACCCGGCACTGTACACTTCATACAAGCTGGAGCCGTTAGTGACTAACAGCCAGAACTGTGGGACAGTGACGTAGCCATCTGGGGTCGGGGCGTAGATGTCGAATATCAACTGCGGCCAGTAGTTCCTGGCCCACTGTAGTACTGCGTCTGCCGTCTCGGGGGTGCAGTAGTCAACTGGGTTAAGGGGGTAGACGGGACGTTCAAAGCTGTAGCCTAAATTCACACTCCAGGGCCGCTCAAATGTCGATGGACCCACTGGTTGGAGGTTGTTGACATAGTAGATGCACTTGGTCACCGGGCTGTAGAGGTAACCGGGCATGGCGCGGACGAGGATTTTGGATAGGTCGATGGCGCGGGCGACAGCCTGCTGGTTGGGGGCAACGCCCTGAGGACCGGGTGCCGCAGGCACAGTAACAGTAGATGGTGTAGATGGCGTAGATGAGGTAGACATGGACTATGTGGTTCTCCTGGGGTAGTGGTCAACAGTGGTCAACATAACCATGCGCCCAGCGGTGGGACAAGGGAGGAAGGTGGGGGAGAACCAATCACTGAACCACCCCACCCCACTACTCCCCTGTAACCACTACTGGACGCATGGCCTGCTCGTATGGCATCAACGTGACTAGAACAACACTACACTATATATGGTAGCAGATGTTGACGTGGCGTGTCAAGTAGTGGGTGGAGTGACTAACTTTTTAATCCTTGACAAATGCGACATCCTGTGGTACGCGCGTGCGCGCCCGTTTCCTTTATATGTTTCATTTCAACTTTTCACCAGCGTTTCATTTCAACGTTGCGCCAAACTTCGCATCCATCCGTTGTTTGACCAGTGGCAGTGCCTTGTACAGGGGGAGGTAGTCGCCGGTGGTGGGGTCGCGCCACGTGTCGGGCTTGATACCTACCCGCCATCCCGCTTGGTGCATGACGACGCGCCAGTCGATGATGCGATGCATTGACAGGTAGAGGGTCAGGTCATGGATGGTGGTCATCAGGACGTTGTTGGGGAGTTGGAATGACGGGAGTTCACCACTAGACATTAACAGGGCGGCACTGCGGGGAGTGATGTTGAGAATAGTGGCTACTGACTCAGTGTCGATGAACACCGCATTGAGCACATCACTTAGCCCACCGTGGACCGGCACATCCCACCAGTCGATTGGCAGGTTGTGCTTTGTGGCCAAGCGGTGGCGGTATTGGATGGCTTGGGAGTAGCGGCACATTTGGGCGAAGTATCGACGCCAGCTGGGGGGTAGTGGTTCCACTGGGGGTAGTGGTCGGACGGCTGCGGCCAACACTGGCGCACTGGCTAGGATCTCGTCACGTGTGAGGCCGATGTCGTCGCGCATCGCTTGAGGTAACTTGTACCTGCGTGACACCAGGGTGCGGTTGCGGCGTGGTTGGGTTGGCTTGGCCTTTGGGGTGCCATTGACAGTGATGGTCCTAGCCATTGCGGGTCACCCCCAGCGAGATATTTAATTTACAGGTTCTGGCGATGGCGGCAAGGGTGGTGATGGTAGGGAGACGGCCACGCAGGTAGATGTTGCGGATGGTTTGTTCATTCACACCACTACGCTTGGCGAGGGTCGCTATCGAGCGGTTCGGCACGGTGTCGAGACAGGTATTGATGAATTGCTTTATGTCGTCGCGCAGCAAGCCAGTGTGTGGAGATCCAGGCGCGGTAGTGCGGCGTGGTGATGGTTTCGTTGGTGGTCTCACTGGTGGTGGTGATGGTGATGGGTGGTTGTGGGTACGCAGTGGTGGGGGTGCGAGGGGTGTTAGTTTCATATCCAAATATCTCCTTATAGAGTGAATCAATCTGCGGCTGGACGCCAGCGAGTTCTACTGATAGGGTGCGGTGGGCACGAATGGTGGCTGGGAGTGATAGTCCATATACCTCTGGCCATTTGGTGGCGAGACTCATGGCAAACGCGGGTGACATGATGGTGCCATCCATGTTGAGGAATAGATAACTACTCGCACGTCGTCGGCCCTGGCCACGTTTTAAGTTGTAACGACGGGTAGCGACGAGCTTGTCAATGTAACTCCACGCCCACTGGGTGTAACACCCCAATCGTTTGTAGAGGTCGCGTATTTCCTCCAGGCGGCCGATGTTTAGGGTCGATGCGTCGGCGGGACGGATGCCCAAACCAAGGGCAAACATGAACAGGGCGTTGCGCCGAATAGTGGAATATCTCATCCGCCGGTCGATCCCGGACAGGGCATGTTCGAGACGGGCACGGGATAGAGATGAGAGTTGGGGTGTGGTTGGGGAACGGGAGAAGGACCATAAGTCGGCAAATTGCTCGGGAGTAACTAACCCGCGACTTTTGAGCCATAATGCCAACTTCCTCACCACTTGCCGTAGGGCGCGTTGATCATCGTGGGGTAGTGTGGTGGACCCGGTGGCTAGATTTGTTGCGTTGTAGGTACCGCCAAGGTCCAGCAATGCCCTAACCCCATGATGGTGGGGGGTGAGGCCGATGATGTCGGGGTCAATTGTCATTTTGTCAAAACCGGAAAAACACAGTACTGTGTGTCTTATATTTCTTCAAAGTATATACTGTGTATTACTGGATTTGAGACGATGTATATGAAAACATTGGGGTTAGGTGCGATTTTGAAATGTTTTGAATTGGGGCAAATGGACGGTTTGGGCCGACGTTGGCGCAGGACGTAAAAATGACCATTCCGTGTAGGGGAGTACGTGGGATGGTGGAAAATGGTCGTCCTGGGTCAATTGTGTGGGTTTTCGCCATATATTCGCCCCTTGTTAGTCACTAACCGCCCGTTAGTCACTAACTTTCGACATAATTTCCCGTATTTGCGCCATAATCTGGTCCGGGGTCAGCATCCGCGCCCTCGATTTTGCCACTAATGTACGAATTTGCTGTATTGCCCACAACTTCTGGTCCACTTTTGGCCGTTTCCCCAACTTATTGTAGTCAACGTTCATCCAGATGCCATATTTTGGCTCTGGTGTCGGGTTCACTGTCACCTCGTAGCCTGCAATCCACGGTTTCAGCGGTATTTTTGCCATGTTTCCATTATACCATATTTAATTATGGTGGCAAACGTTTGAAAATTGGTCTCGTTCAGAATCCCGTATGGGACCCAGTGGCCCCGCCCCCTGGCCACGTCGGGGTGGTGGTGGTCACCCCATGTGAGGGTATCGCCGTGTCCCGTATGGGGGTATCGACAGGCAGTACGTACCAAGAAACGGCCGATGTCAACGTCGTCCACATTAGAGAATGCGATTTTGTGGCGTCCTTTATATAAGGTTTGCCCCCATTATTGCCCAATTGTCGAAATAGCCTAGGATCATCCGGTAGACATTGGCACGTACCTTGGGACGGTGGCAGAATCAGCCGCGCTAAATTGATCCTAGGCGCAATGACGGCATATGTGGACGTTGTCAACTTTCGAGCATTTTTGACCGCGCTATATAAAGGTTGCGCTGGCCGCACTGGCCGCTAATCGTTAGTCACTAACCTATAGCTATCGCTTATGGGGTATCGCTGGCCGCTATGACACTGTCTATAGGATGTTGCGCTACCACATGCGAAATGATCAATTAAGTACCCCCCGCTACAACATATTGTCTTCATTACACTTGCCAGTACCGCCTATTGGACGTCGATGTTGACACTGTCCACAATAATACTTTATTTGCCTTGTTATCATACACTTACGATGGGTACTGAATTATTTGTTTTACATCTCTAAAAAATTATGGTTAGATAGTTATGTCAGTTCGATGTTTGATAGCTTAACGGTTCGATGGCGCGGGGGGACGCAAGTCCCGCGTAAGGCGCGATTGAGACCGCGGGAAACGGTCCCGCGTTAGGCTAATTTGGCTGATAGATCTTTGACATATTCGACGTATCAAGCGAGAATCCAAACGGGCGTTAGCTAGGTAACCTAGCCATAGTCAATACGCAACCATGTGGGAGTAAGGCGGACGGTAGTCAATCCGTTGTCGGTCTAGTTAGGTCTCGTAGGCCACCTTGTAGGGCGGTACGTTTAGGAGCGACTGCGGAAAACGTCACGTGAACTGTCGAGACGATAGTTTAGAGACGCGACGGTCGCAAAGGTTAAATGACATAAGCTAGTCGACGATACGTGTGTCCGAAACTCTAGCTGGTAGGCGTGGAATTAGTATATCTCCCATCCATAGCCCTAGCAATGACGGCGCGGCATACGTTGTCCCTAACAATTCCAGCGTATTGGTATGACCACTGGTAGGCGCGTCGATGCTTGAGCGAACGGTCAGTGGTAAAACGATTTAGTGGCCTAGGGTGCGTCCGCCGATACACCCATGGTTTCACAACATAGACAATACCGCCTGACGGTTAGTCACTAACGAACAGAACGCGATAACTCCGCGAGAGTTGCGTCCCTGCGACGGTGGCTAGGCATGTCGGGCGGTACGGCTATGGCGATATAGATGCTATAAGTGTATCTGTACCGCCATAGCCGTCCTGGTATACAGGGAATGCGCTATTGGAGAATCAATCACAATGGCTATCAATTTCGTTCAGAAGACCAATGGCTCCGCCAAGGTTGCGACAGTACCGTCAGCAGTCCCGCCGATGGACATCTCGGCTCTCATCGCTGCTGCCGTGGCCGACGCCATGGCCAAGGTAATGGCACCGTCCCACGTGGCCGCACCCAAAGCCCAAGCTGTCGATCCGGCCATGGTTGCCGAGATTGCACGCCTGAAGGCTGAGAATGCCAAACTTGCCGCAGCCAAGCCCGTCGCCAAGGTCAAGCGCCCATTGGTTTTCAAGGTCTCGGAGAAACGCGCCATGTCCATCTACAACCTGGGCGCTCGGTTTCCCGTCACGCTGTACAAAGAGCAGATGTTGGCCTTACTCGATGCCGAGAAGGACATCCGCGCCTTCCTCAAAGACAACGACGCCCTACTAGCCAACAAGGGCGATAACTAGTACCATCTAGCGGCCTGGGGTAGAGCCGGAATCTACCCTCACGATTAGGCCATACACGGGAGAACTGTGTGTGGCCTAACCGTGTTTTGGATGACTAGTCCATCACGGTAGTAGGAGAACCAATCACCATGTCCATGTTCCAAGTCATGTTCACGCCCGTCAAGGGTGTCGCTGTCCTAGCCACGACTCCGCTAGGTGCCCGTCGCAAGGCGGAACGCATCTACTACCGCGAAGGCAAGGCTATCAGTGTCGATCCTATCCCGCAGGATAGCGATTGGACCAACGAGGACTAAGCTAGCTACACCGCCGACAGGCCCACCAATCACACGGCCTGTCGGCGTCATAGTTCGCTTGACCTAACGAGTGAACACAGGAGAACTGTATCTATGAAACTACTCGTGTCCCTTATCCTGGCTGCTGGCCTGTGCCTTGCCGAGCCTGTCTACTTCACCAAATCTGGCAAGAAGTTCCACAAGGCCACCAAGTGTGGGCAGATGACGCCCGACAAGGCCATGACGGCTGATCGCACAGAGGCTACGTCACATGGCCTGTCCCAGTGTGGGCGCTGCTACCGTGTCACGACAGGTAAGTCCAGTGGCAGCGACAAATCGTGGGCCAAGCCAGTAACGCCCACACCCGCCAAGTAGGCGGACAGCTAGTAGGCAGGGCGAATGCGACAATCGTATCGCCCTGGCCCGTTAGCTGGGTTAACCCCAGTGATATCAACAACTTAGGAGAGAACCAATCCATGCGATACTTCAACTCGCTCATCCGGGCCATGGCCTACGCGACAGTCGCCACCTATGCCTTGTACACAGTAGGCGACATGCATACCAAGCATCTCGCGGTCGAACTGGCCGACATCCAGGCCAAGGCCGACCAAGTACGGTACGACAGTGAGTTTGCCGTGACCCTCGGTGGCTGCGCAACCGACACCGAGTGTGCCATGGCGGAAGCCGCTGCTGTCAAGGCTGTGGCTAAAGAGCGTAGCCTGGGTAGCAACGGTGGTGGCGGACGGCTAATGGCTGGACGATAGACTGCTAGGATTCACGGTCAATGCCTTACCGGGTAGTGACCGTGTCCCTTAGTTGGCTGACGTCAACGACATGCAAGGAGAACTAGACTATGACAATGCAACAGGCCGCTCAACAGGCCATCGACATACAGGACGCCTGTAACCTGTCGGGTGTGGTGTACAGTTTCGCTCGGGTAATGGACACGCTCTGTGCCAACACCACGGCCACCCGTGACAGGAATAGCCATCCCATCGTGACGATGTTTCTGCTCAAGCTGTGTGAACTCAATGGCTGCGGCAGTACCCTGCACGAGACCTATGAGGCGGCAGAGAAGGCGTGCCATGAACTGGCGCAGTCAACTGGGGATGGGCATCACCACTACGAGGTTGTAGTGAGCAACATTGGCCACGTCTACAACGGCATGGACCAGGGGATAGCCGAGACCAAGTACGACAGCTATGTCAAGCTCAGTGCCGCCGGGTATGGCATCACTGGGTACGAGCATGTAACCATGCTGCGGGATGGCGACGTGGCCAAGGACTACGACGGCGGGGAACAGCGGTTGATAGACATCGAGAGCCGCATGGAGTAGCGTAGCGCAGACAACTAGACAGCGCATGGGTAGTGACAGTATCCATGCTCTGGCGTAGCTGCCTGGGATACAGGGACAGTGACAAGGGAGAACTAAACACATGGATTACGGTGATTGGGAAGACGCGATCAGGGATCTGGATGACCCGCAACTGGCGGATGTCATCAAGGCAATAGCCACACTGCGGGACTGGCCTGTCTTCTATCAGGAGTTCAAGGGACTAGGCACATTCGGCTTGCAGGTACCGCTACTCTACGAGGCGGAACGCAGGCGTCGCGCGGAGATGCCATTGGGTAGCCCCAAGCGGTACTTCGACTCGCAGTTCATGGAGTTCCGCGACGTGACCAGCTAGTCTACAGCCAACAGGGTGCATGAGTTAGTGACTAACAACCACTGGATCATGTACCCGATTGGAAGGAGAACTAGACATATGCGAACAGACGCGACAATCGACAGGCAGCAGGTGCTATGCCGCAATGCCGACCGGACAGGCTATGGCAAATTCACTGCCCAGGTGGGCGACATCCTGTGGTGGCGGATAAACGGCGAGGGCAACACCAGTGTGGGACGGGTGGTTGGCCGCATCGCCTATGCCCCAGCCCTGGATGGTGACCGTGAGCCAATCAAGAGCTACATCCTGGTAGGCAAACTGTCGTCTGACATGACCTACGTGAGTGAGGCATGGGTTAACCCGGCGGATGTATGGAAGGTCGAGGAGCCGCGCCACCAGTTGGACACCATGAAGTGGTTCTTCTCCAACACCATTGTCGAGCAGGACATTAGCATGGTGCGGCGGTGCCTGTCGGAACTGTGGTCCACGTGGGATGCGTTCATGGTGTACCTGATTGGCAAGGGTAAGGTATAGTAAACAAAGGAGTTACGATGAAGCACAAGACATGGGGACACGTGATATATCTCAGGCTGCACCGGGTACTCTGTGCCTTGTGCTGCCACCCTACCTTCACTGACCAGTGGGGTGGGCAGGAGTGTGGTTGTGGCAAGATCAGCCACGACTAGGCAATAGGCTAA